ATGAAAACAATTTATTAGATGAATTGTAATTTTTTCTATATTTATTCTATGAAAGTGCACACAAACAGGTATAAGGAAAAATGAAGAAAATAAAACATTCAAAGTTCAAAAATACTGCAATGTTGTTCGAGTTATTAACAAGACAGATAACATCGGACATCATTTCTTCAAATGAATCGGTAGCAATACAGATACTAAAAAAATTTTTTAATAAGAACACAGAACTTATTAAAGAGTATAGACTGTATAAAACTCTTTCCGATGAAAGATTTAAGTCTGACACTAAAGCAAATATGCTTATTGAGGCGGCATTAAAAGCCCGTAGAGGGTTGAATAAAAATAAATTGCAAAACGAAAAATATGAATTGATTAAAACTATCAAAGAAAATTTTGAAATCGATTCTTTTTTTCAAACAAAAGTTAATAACTACAAATTATTAGCATCAATATACAAGATTTTTGAATATAATGAAATAGAAAATCCTGTTGAAATTACAAAATCAAGGATAACCATTCTTGAAAATATAGCATCAAAAACAAAAAATTCCGCAATAACAGAGACCATTGATATTGCTAATGAGCCAAAAGAAGTTCGTTTATTGGCATACAAGTATTTAGTTGAAAAATTCAACACAAAATATAGTAACCTTTCTGAATCACAAAAGGTGTTGTTGCGAGAGTATATTGAAAATGTGAGTAATACCAATAATTTAAAGTCTCTTGTTCAAACAGAGGCGGTAACTATAAAAAGATTGTTTACAAAAAACATGCATAGAGTGAAAGATAAATCTTTGAAGATAAAATTACAAGAGATTGTAAACCTTTTAGAAGAATATCAGAATGTAAAAAAGATAGAAGAAAATCATATTTCAGCACTTCTTCGTTATTATAGTGTAATAGAAGATTTATCGTGGAGTAAATAATGTCAGTTAATGAAATACACCCATATAATTTTCCTGCATCACAGGCAAATGATTTTGAAAGAAACGGTCATCCTGGAAGATTCTTACAATCAATAACTTGTGGAATTGGAATAACAACATTTACTGGATCTAATTTTGGTGCGGGTGGCATAATTGTACCAAATGGAACATCAGGAACTGCTTCATTGTCTTTGGGTGGTGAAATCCCACTTGCTGCTATTGGTAGTAGTTCACCATCTATACACGAGTTATCATTGAAAAGTGTAAAGGTAGATAGTGGAACCGTATATGTTCTAATTCGCAATCAAATGGTTAGGTAATATATGTCAGTTGAATCTTTCATAAAAAAACTTAAAGAGTCAGAAGAATATCGTGAGTTTGTAGAAGAACTTACATTGGATGAAATGAGCACAACTGCTTCTGTTCCTGGATATCAAACTCCAAATGCATTTGCTCCAAGTGAAGACGATTTTGAAAAACATTCAAAAGAAAGTGCAGAGACTATGGGGTATACGGTTGTTCCTAAAAAATCAAAAAGAAATTACGAGTCGATTTACAAACAAGCAATGGGTGTAATCAACGAAGGAACATACAAAGAATTTCGTGGAGACGAAACTCGGAGTAGTAATAGAAAAATAAATGATTCTATCAAAAATATAAATAAAACAATCTATGAAGTTGAACGAGTTGTTGAACATGCACTCAAATTAAAAACTGAAATGAATGTTGATCAAAGAACTCTTTGGGGTGAATCAATGAACAGATTGAGAAAAATATCCGAAAGAATAAACAGAATTACAAAAAAAATAAACGAATTAGGTGCTTAAGATGAAACAACTACTCGTAGATACTATACTTTTTGCTGCAAATCCAAAATTGATTGCAGAATCGGAAAGAAAAAATAATGGTAAAGTCATAGTTTCGGGTGTTTTACAAAGAGCTGAGGCAAAAAATCAAAATGGTAGAGTTTATCCAAAAAAGATTTTAATGCGTGAAGTAAAAAAATATGCTGCAACCAATATAAAAGAAAACCGTGCTCTCGGAGAACTTGATCATCCAGATTCATCTGTAATAAATCTTCGTAACGTTTCTCATAACGTTCTTGGTGTGGATTGGAAAGGAAATGATGTTGTTGGAACTGTTGAGATATTACCAACACCATCTGGAAATATATTAAAACAACTTCTTGGTGCAGGTATTCGTCTTGGAATATCATCAAGAGGATTGGGTTCAGTTGAAGAAATTAGTGAAGGAACTGTTGAGGTTCAAGATGACTTTGAGTTGATTGGTTGGGATTTTGTTTCAAATCCATCAACACATGGTGCATTTATGTATCCAGAAGGGATGAGTGAGGGTATAAACGAAGGATTGATAACAGAGGGAATCAGTATGTCTACTATTTCAAAAGTTGATCCTAAAATACAACGCATCCACAATAATATAACAAACATTATTTGTGAAATTGGTAATGTCTGTGAATGTATATTTGAGGGGAGATAAAATGCCTGCATTATCGCAACAACAACAAAAACTTATGGGATTGGCTCTTGCATATAAACGTGGAAAAGTTTCTTCATCAGATGTGAGTAAAACTGTAAAACAGTTAGCAAATTCAATGTCTGAAAAAGAATTAGAAAAATATGCATCAACATCACACAAAGGTCTTCCAAAAAAAGTTGGTGAAACAAAAACATCAATGACAAAAGAAGAAATAAACCAATTAGTTTCGGATGCTGTTCAAGAGGTGATGAAAGAAAAATTAAATACAAAAGTCCTCACATCAGAACAAAAGCAACAATACATTGAAGCAATATCTAGATATAATGCGTATAGAGAAGTTGTTCACCGTTCAAAGCAACTTCCAGAAGTTGTATCTGAAATTAAAAGAATGGTGGAATTTGCTTCAAAAAATATGGTAGAAGAATCTGGAGATTGGTTTGAAGGTGTATCACATCGAAGAAACTCAAAACGATTGAAAGAATCTGTGAGTGAATTTCAAAAAATATCAGAAAGAATAGTTAAGTTACAAAAAACCTTGGAGTCTATCTACGAAAATATAGGTAAACAACTCGGAACGTTTTATGAAATAAAAAAATAATAAGGAATTTGTTATGTCAGACAGAGTTTATACCACATCAAGTCCTGCTCATGTAAAAGTTAAAGCAGGTGGAATGAATGTAGATACGATGATTAAGGTTTTTAAACGTAAAGTGAAAGAAGCTGGTATTCTTGAAGAATATAAAAATCGTATGGAATATATTAAACCATCAAAGAAAAAATCAGAAAAAAGAAATGCTGCTATCAGAAGACAACGTAAAATTGATTCTGAAAATATTTAATGGAGATGAAATGACCTTTGCTAGTCTTGAAAAACTAATTCGTGAGGAAACACGGAAAGTTATTGAAAACCTGGAAAGGTCTTTTTCTTTGTATGAAGAAGATGATAAACCTGCAAGTGAAAATCCAGATAAAATGCTTGTTGTGAATAAAGAAAGTGGAAAATCTTATTACATAAGTAAAAAGAATTTTGATCCAGCAAAACATCAAAAATCTGCATCAAAGTCTCCCAAAAAAGAAGAAGAAGAACCTGCTGCAGATGCATCACCGGCAGAAACTCCTGCCGAAGAGCCAAAAACAACTGATACTTCTACCACCCAAAAGCCAGAAGAAGAAAAACCTGCAGAAGAAGAATCCCCATCAGAAGAAAAACCCGCAGAGGAATCTCCATCTGAAACGGAAAAATCATCCGATGAAGAAAAACCAAAAGATGATAAAAAGGGTGAAGAAAAAAAAGAAGAACCTAAAAAAGAACCAAATGAAGAAAAAACTGGATTAAAAACAGTAGGGTTTTTGAATAAAGTAGATACCAGACAATTAGATATAAAAACGGATAATTTATACCCAGAAACTCGTGATCAACTTTTACAATATGACTATGAAGACATAATTGATATGTATGATTTGAGTATTGGTGATGATAAGGTAAAGTTTTCAAAATTGTATAAAAAAATAGAAATGATTGCAGTTTCCAAACATAGTTTGATAAGTAAAGGTAGATTGGATAAACAAACCATACTTGCACTAAATCATTACTATACAAATTCTGAAAAAATAAATAATATAATACGTTTTTCAAAACCGTCTTTAACAAAAAAAGAAATTGAAACTCAAATAAAATTGGGCAAACCAAAAGAAGGCGATGAGAGGGAAACGATATACAATAGTGCAATGAATGCATTTACTATAAATGAATTAGATTATTCCTTTTCAGAACAACCACAGATGTTAAAATATAGTATAGTTTCATATAAATCGGTTCAAAATGAAAATCTATTACAAATGTTTATAGATGCGGGTCAATGGATTGATAAAACTTTTGTAACTACATCATTAAATCCATTGATATGTGAAGGTGCTGGCAAAAAAAGAATGCCATTATTTGAATTTTTAATTCCAGCCGGAACATCTATATTAACACTTCCGTGTCATTCAAATGATTATTGTCACGAAACGGAAGTTACATTGCCAAGAAATTGTAGATATACTATTCAAGGTTTTAATGAAACTAGAAACATCTATAAAATATTAGTTGAGGAAAATTATGGCAGATGAGAAGAAAATAGATACAAAAGACCGTGATAAACGTTATATGTATACTGAAAGTGATATAAAATCACTGTTTCAGTATGGTCCTGTAAAAAAATCCACCGAAAAAAACGAAAAAAAGTAACTTAACATATACTTATACATACGAAATACTCTATCCGTTATAGAGTCCGATATTATTTTTATTGCAATTGGTGTTTAAAATAACACTAAAAATAGTTGGAGATTTTTATGAATGATTTATTGAAAGAAGCTATTGCAGATGCAAAAGCCGTTAAGGAAGTAGCATTGGCAAATGCTAAACTTGCATTGGAAGAAGCATTCACTCCGCGTTTGCAGTCTATGCTTTCCCAAAAGTTGGCAGAGGAGGCAGAAGCCGAAGAGCCAATGGAAGAAGGCGAGGGTGAAGAAGAAGCACCCGTAGAAGAATACGGATTCTATAGCGAAGGTGATGATGAAGAACCTGCTATGGAAGAAGGCGAAGGCGAAGAAGAAGAACCAATGGAAGAAGCTGAAGAAGAATCAGCAATTGAAGAAGGTGAAGATGAAGAAGAACCAGCAATGGAAGAAGGTGAAGATGAAGGGGAAACAATGGATGAGGAATTGATGGAAATTATTCGTCAATTAGAAGAAGACATTGATTCATCTGAAATCGGAACCGGTGATAACAAGAAACCATCAGCAGTTGCATCAGATGACAGTACAGAAGACAAGAAGGAAAAACTCGTTCAACTCGTTGAAGAAGAAGATGAAGATTCCGAAGAAGTTGCTGAAATCAAAGAAATTCTTCGTGCTCTCCGTGAGGAAGAAGGTGAAGAAGAAACTGTTGAAGAAGGTGAAGATGAAGAAGAAGTAGACATCAAAGAAGTTCTTCGTGCTCTCCGTGAGGAAGAAGACGAATCTGAGAAGGTTGAAGAAGCTGAAGAAGAAAAGGAAAAAGAAGTTGCTGAAGCTAGACTTCGTGAAGCATATGCTGTAATTTCTTTCTTACGTTCTAAAATCAATGAAGTCAATCTTTTGAACTCAAAATTGCTCTTCTCTAACAAACTTTTCCGCAAGCATTCACTTAGCGAAAAACAAAAAATGACTGTCATTGAAAACTTTGATCGTGCATCAAGTCTTCGTGAAGTCAAATTGGTTTTTGCAACATTGTCTGAATCGTTTAGAACAACAAAGGTTAAACCTATCAAGGAATCTTTTGCATCTAAACCAACAGCAAGCACACGTCCATCTAAAAACATCTTAAATGAAGGTGATGTGATGGCAAATCGTTTACGTAAATTAGCAGGTTTGAAATAATTTTTTAAGGAAAACAAAATGAGTATACAATCTTTATTGAATGCCTCTGGGAATCCCCACAAGGCACTTATCAAAGAAAACAAGCAAGTTGTCAATAAATGGGCAAAAACTGGTCTTCTTGATAATTTGAAAAACGAGTATGAGAAGAACTCGATAGCAATACTTCTCGAAAATCAAGCAAAACAACTTATAGATGAATCAAGTCGTACAGGTACAGCAGCTGGTTCAGAAGAATGGGCTGGTGTTGCACTTCCATTGGTTCGCCGTATTTTCTCTGAAATTGCTGCGAAAGATTTCGTTTCTGTTCAACCAATGAATTTGCCTTCCGGTCTTGTATTCTATCTAGATTTCAAATACGGAACAGCACAACCTGGTTTCACAGCAAATGCTGGTAAAGAAACACAAACTGATTCAGTATTTGGTGTAACTGGTAAAGAAGCAAAAGATGCAGATCCTTCAGGTGGTCTTTATGGTGCAGGTCGTTTCGGTTATTCAATCAATGAGGTAGAAGGGACATTTGCAAAAGATACTGCACTTGCAGCCAATAAATTCGTAACTGGATCCGTATCACACACAACACCATCATTGTTCCAGCACGATACAGAGTTCCAAAATGCTTACTCTGCATCACTTGCAGGCGGTAACATTATGACAATCACTGTACAGTCTGCGTCTTTATCTACACCCGATCTTGAAGCAGTTCGTGCTTTCAAAGTATCTGGTTCAACAATTTTAGGTTACTTCCCACAATATACAACAACTGCAAACAACGGTTCAACAGTTACTTTCGTAGTTTCTGCTTCCGCTGCTCCTGCAACAGTTGGTATTGCTTATGAGAAGCAACCTACTGCTACAACACGTGGTGACTTTGAAGACGGTGCTTCAAACACAACATTTGGTGCAGACTTGAATATTCCAGAAATCAATCTCGAATTGCGTTCAGAATCCATCGTTGCTAAAACGCGTAAGTTGAAGGCAGTATGGACACCTGAATTTGCACAAGATTTGAATGCATATCACTCAATCGATGCAGAAGCTGAATTGACATCAATGTTGTCTGAATATATTTCACAAGAAATTGATTTGGAAATTCTTGATATGTTGATTAAGAATGCACAAACAACAGAAAGATGGTCTGCTCGTATTGGTCGCACATATGATGCTGCTACAAGTGCATTTACAGAATATTCATCTGCTCAGGCACAAGCTTCTGCGTTTAACCAACAAACTTGGTTCCAAACACTTGGCACAAAGATTCAAAAAGTATCTAACACAATTCATCAGAAAACACTTCGTGGTGGTGCAAACTTCCTCGTATGTTCTCCACAAGTTGCTACAATACTTGAATCAATGCCTGGCTATGCAGTTGATGGTGAAGGTATGAAATTCGCAATGGGTGTTCAAAAAGTTGGTCAGTTGAATGGCCGTATCACAGTCTATAAGAATCCTTATATGCTCGAGAATCAAGTTCTCGTAGGTTTCCGTGGAACACAATTCCTCGAAACTGGTGCTGTGTATGCTCCTTACATCCCACTTGTAATGACACCATTGGTATATGATCCAACGAACTTCACACCAAGAAAAGGCGTGATGACTCGTTATGCTAAGAAAATTGTTCGTCCAGAGTTCTATGGTCTTATCCAAATCGATTCTCTCGGTGACATATAATCTTAACAGGATTAGTAGAAATAAAGGAGTGAGATTTTCTCACTCCTTTTTTTGTTTTTTTTTATATTGACACATATTTATTTGTGAGTGTTCAAACAGATCACTCTTTTTTACAAATTTGTATTTTTAAGATTATTGGGAAAATTTATGAAACAGACTAACAAAAAAAGAAGACTGTTTGAAGACGATGAAATTCTTGGAACAACCGATGTCATGGGATTGAGTAAAGTCCCAAAAGATGCGGCAACTGCTGCTATTGGTGGTGGAAAAAAAGATGGTAATGACAAAGATGATGCTGTAATTTCAAAGAATGCAACTGTTTCTGCCAGTGAATTAAGAGCTGCACAGACAGAAATTATACCGGAGAAGGCACTTGGTATGGCTATTGGTATGATAAACAAAACTGGAATTTTTAGCAATGGTCCAGGTGGAAATCTTGAATCAATAATTTCAGGAGATAAACCACCATATATTATGGATGGACACCACAGATGGGCAGCAACATATTTGGCAGATCCTTCAGCAAAGATAATAGCAACTCAAATAATGCTTCCTGGAAAGGCACTTGTTAGTGCTTTGAATGTTGTAACCGTTGGTAAATTTGGTCGTGGTGGAAATCAAGGAAAAGGAAACATTGCAGATTTCAAAGGTGGTGTTTTTGAAAAATTGATAGATGATTGGAAGGAAAACGGATATAGTGGTGATCCAAAAAATACAATTAGTCCAGAAGATGTAACAAAGGCAATGGAAACATTAGGTGGTGGTGATTTTGAAAAAGGTAAACAAACTATTATGAAAAATGCAGATGCTTTGCCAAAACAAATTATGCCAGGTGCTCCAGCACGTGTTGAAATGCCAGTGATCAATGGACCGGAAGTTGATGCAGTTGCTAAATCAATCGCAGCGGGTGAAGTTGATATTAAACCACCATATTCAGATGATGTTAAATCTAAAATGGAAAGTGTTATTGGCAATATGACGAAATACCATGCAGTGATGAATGGTAATAGAAAATTGTCAAATAAAACTATAAAGATGCTAGAAGACTATAACAATAAACACAAAAAAAGATTGCAAGAATCTTACACTAAAAAAGTTAAAAAACAAAGACTACAAGAAAAACTTTCAAATTTATTGAGACCACTTGTAGAAGAAAGTTTGAAAAGAATAATAAAAAACAAATTGAAGTAAATTTACCTCAATGTTAAGAAATCAAACCTCATGTAAAATACATGAGGTTTTTTATTTTTGTCTGATATTTATTGTAAATTGAGTTTATATCAAACAGTCGGAAAGAAATACCTATGAAAAATAACAAAAACAATTCTCTAAAACATCTTATGAACGAGGTAATGTCAGAAAAAAACATTACAAAAAGAATAAATGGTGTTAATAAAAAAGTATTATTCATGGATGAGAATGCAATTAACTCATTGATTGGATCTAAAGTTTTTACATTGGATGAACAAACTGCAATGAGAATTTTATTTTCAAAGACAAAAACAAAATCACTCACAGAAAATACAATAAACGAACTGGATAAGAATGTCCAATTTATTGTAAATTCAAATGAAATGGAAATACGATTAAAAGAAGGATTCTTTGGAGACATATGGGATGGTCTCAAAACGATGGGAAACAAGGCAAAAGAAGCTATCGTTGGTGGTTGGAGTAAATTGAAAGCTATTTGGGCAGAATTTAAAGAATTGGTTCAAGAAGTTATTAACTCTGCAAAAAATGGATTGGTAAAACTGTGTAATATGACAAAAACTGCTTCTGTTGCTGATGCTCAAAACATGGTAAAAGACTTGGTTTCAAAAGGAAAATTAAAAGTAGATGATGATTTCAAAAAAGAAATTTTACAATTAAAGGAATCTTCTGCTTGGTGGGTAAATGACTGGTATCAAAAATGGATAGTAAAACCATTTTGGGAGAAGGATGTATTATCAGGCAAAGGAAATATAGAAGAAGAACCAAAAATTGACGCAAAAGAAGCAGAAAAGGGTTTAGAAACAATACCTGCATTGGAAGGTTTGATTAGAAAAAGAAATTCTTTGTTATCTAATTATGATGTTGTTACTGAATTATTAAAAAGAAATGAAAAAAGAAATTCGTTAAAAGAAGCTCACTCGGTTGAACATTTGGATGATGCAATAAAAAATCCAGCATTAAGAAAAGTCGTTCACTATGCAGTAGAATTGATACAATGGGCATTTATACCATTCGCAAAACTTGGTCAGATTATAGGTAAATGGGCTGGACCAAAATTATTATCTTCATTTTCAAATACAACTAAAACATTCGGTGGTCCTGGAACATATGCATTTGAATTACTTGGAACTTTATTTGGGGAACTTTTAGAGGTAGTAGTAAAAAAGATGGCTTCAAAGTATGCAACTGGAATTGTAAAAGATATAATGTTTCCTGGATTCGGACTTTCAGAAAACGTGGTTGATGCCATACACAACGCTCTTTTGGTTTGGACCATTGCAAACATACTTATCAATTTAGTAGATAGTGTAGAGAAAGAAGGTGGTTCAACACAAGAATCATATAAATCATCTGGTAAATTTAAAATACAAGACGGTAATCTTTTATATTTGAAGTAAAGATACCAAAAATAATTTTTAATAAAGGGTGACAATCGTTACCCTTTTTTATTTTATACTTGCTATTTATTACAAATGGAAACTCAAATTCAATATATGGACATAATTTCACTTGTTGTATCAAGTATGGCAACACTGCTAGGTGTTTTCTTATCTTGGTTTCTGAAATATAAATACGGTGAATATAAGCAAAGAAGAATTGATCGAGAGATTTCTCATTCCAAACTAATCCAAACCATATTAGACCAACTGTTAGAAGAATACAACTGTCAGCGTGCATTCATTCTTCAAAGACACAACGGTGGTAAATACAAAACAGGCAAATCTATGACCAAACTCTCAACATCATTCGAGTCACTCGAAGAAGGTGTTAGCACGGAGTTTAAGCAATATCAAAACTTACCGATGTCACTTTATTCCAACTTTGTAGAAGATGTAATAAATCATAAGGCGGTATATCCTGTTGTAGATAATATAGAGGACTTAATAACTAAAGCATTTTTTTCACAGAGAGGGTCTAAATCAGCGGTAGTATATCCGATAAAAAAAGGTTCGGAATTTATTGCCATTGTAGGTTTTGAATGGACCCATAAGCCAGAGAAATTAGATAATATATTTTCTAAGATTGAGGCAGACGTAAAATCTATGGGAGACACCCTTTCTAAATTATTATAGGAGCCGGTATGAGTTCTGAACATAACGAGGAAACAGATAATAGAGAACATTTGTTGAGTGAAGAAGAAAGTTCGAGTCTAAATACATCAGGAATAAAAAAAGGAAGAAAAACTATAAAAAACAAAATACAGTTTCAATTAACATTGAATGAAGAACAAAAGAGAATAAAGGCAGATGCTCTTCGTGATGATATTTCAGTATTTGTTGGTAAAGCTGGTTCGGGAAAAACATTGTTAGCAACACAAATTGCTCTCGAATGTTTCTTTTATCGTGAAGTTGAAAAAATAATAATTACAAGACCAACTGTGTCTAATGAAGATTTGGGATTTCTTCCTGGTAATATAAAAGAAAAAATGGATCCTTGGTTATCTCCCATACAGGCAAATATGTTTCAATTGTATCATAAGGAGAAAATTGAAAAGTTAATGATGGAAGATAAAATAGAAATTGCTCCTATTTCTTTTCTTCGTGGTAGAACATTTGTGAATGCCTGTGTAATTGTTGATGAATCACAGAATGTAACAAAGGCACAAATGGAAATGATATTATCTCGTCTTGGTATAAATTCAAAAATGATGCTTACAGGTGATATATCGCAAATAGACTTGAAACAGAAAAAAGATTCTGGATTGCCATATTTATTTAATATGAAAGATAAGATAAATGGATTAGGGGTTTATGAATTAAAAACAAACCACCGTCATCCTATTGTTGATGATATATTAAAGTATTTTGAAGAAAACAAAACCGAGAAGTAAATGGTAGAGATTCCAATTTGGCCGGGTTCAAGTAGCTTTACAACAGGAAGCACACCGTTTGGGACATTTGATAATGATGGAGATTTTCGAGTAGAAGCTGATTCATTTGCAGATTGGTGTGCAAAGCGTCTTGGTTATCCGATTGTTGATGTTGAATTGCAAGCTGTTAATTTTTACACTTGTCTTGAAGAAGCTGTGTATGAGTATTCTTATCATGTGAATCAATTTAACATTCAACAAAATTTATTAAGTTTAATGGGTTCATCAACATCAAATAATTTAACTCATAGAAATATATCTACTAATATGGGTGGTCTAATACAATTGGCTACCGAATATGGTAGTGAAACTTTTACAAATGGCAATGTTAAGTTTTACTCATCATCAATAGATATAAAATCAGGACAACAAAAATATAATTTAGATGCTTTAATTCGCGATATAAAAGTCCCAAGTGGTTCAATAGAAATAAAAAGAGTTCATCACTATGGTCCACCGGCATCTATTCGTTTTTATGATCCGTATTTGGGTAATCAGGCAATGCTAGATACTTTCGGATTTGGTGCATATTCAACTGGTGTATCTTTTATGTTGATGCCTATGTATGCAGATTTACTTCGTATTCAAGCGATAGAATTTAATGACCTTATGCGTAAATCTGCATTTACTTTCGAGTTAATAAACAATGAACTTCGTATGTTTCCGATCCCAACCAAAGATTTTAAATTGTGGATTGAATATATTGTAAAGGAAGAAAGGAGCAATCCATTGAAATATCCAGTCGGTCAAGTATCGGATATGTCAAATGCTCCATATGAATATATGATATATTCTCAAATAAATTCTCCAGGAAAAACTTGGATATATTCATTTGGTCTTGCTCTTGCTAAAGAGATGTTGGGATATATTCGTGGTAAATATGGTAGTATACCAATACCAAATGGAGAAACATCATTAAATGCTGCAGATTTGTTATCAGCTGCTACTTCTGAAAAACAAACATTAGTTGATCAATTGAGAACTATGTTAGACACCATGACACGTAGTAAACTATTAGAAGCAAAAAGATTGGAAACAGAGGCACTTGCCGGTAGTTTAAATGGAACACCTTTAGCAATTTACATAGGATAATATAATGCCATTATTTCACGGACAAAGAGATGCTGGTCTTGTTCATAAATTCAATATGGAATTGATTCACGATATAATAGATACCGAAGTTGCTGTCTATAAACTTTCCATTGAAAATACAAAAACAAATTTGTATAATGAATCTGATAAAAAAGTTTATCATAGTCCGGTCAAAGTCCCTGCACTCATAGACTATCAACCACAGACATACGAAGGAACGGAATTTGGACAAGATTATCAACAAACTGCTAACTTTGCATTTATACGAGAATATTTAAAAGATGTTGATGTTTTTGTTGAAGTTGGTGATGTTGTAGAATACAATGGTGATTATTGGGAAATTGATTCTATTCAAGAAAATCAATTCTTTGGTGGTAAAAATCCTGATTATTCTTTTGCTACTGAAAGATGGGGTCATAATGTTTCTATAATAGCAAATACACACTTGACAAGACGTTCAAGAATTAACATCGAAGAATTTAGATCAAATATTGAACTAAACGTAAATGATATACCGAGCAATCTATAATGAATAATTCAAACAAATATAGAAAACCACCACTTCGTAGAACTCGTGATAGTTTTATTGATGACAGAAATTCTATACAAAACCCAAGAATAGATTTGGGTGATGCAAGACATACTCAAATCAGAAGGGATAATGATAAGACTAGATCGTTAGGTATCACCTTATACGATATAGATTTCGCAGTAAAATCTTTCATAGATAATACAATTCAATTGAAAGTGGAAGACGGAAACGATTTAATACAAGTGCCAACAATATATGCTAATTCCGAAAAATGGGCATCAATACAAAAAGATGGATTTTTAAAAGATAAAAAAGGAAAAACTATGGTTCCATTATTATCTTTTCGTAGATCAAACGTTGCTATAAAATCCGAAATGAGACGAAATAAAGTAGCAACAACCAATCAAATAGCATACATAATGAAACAAAAATACAATACAACAAATCCTTATGATAAATTTAGTCTATTGAATGATAAAAGAAAATCCAATGAGTATTTCTTAACTCCAATTCCGGATTATGTTGATATTACTTATGATTTTATAGGTTGGTGTGAATATCAAAATCAATTGAATTACATAATAGAACAATTCATATATTTTGGTGGAAAAACTTTTGGAGATAAAAATTCTTTTAAATTTTCAACAAATATAGACGGTGCCAGTATAGAAGATAGCAATACAACCGGACAAGATAGATTAGTAAGAACATCATTTCAATTACTAGTTCATGGTTATTTGATACCAAAGGATGTTGCTAGGGAAGTTACAACTAAAAGAATTGTGACTGAAAACAAAATAGTATTTACATCAGAAGTGTTTAGGAATTTGGATGATATAAATACTCCAGAGGAAAAAATAAATGCTTACCATTATCCAACAGATGTTAATAAGAATGAATATGGTAGATTAAATCCATCCTCAACTGATGAATTGCCGGTCGGTAGAGATAAAAATTATTACAAACCGATAAACTCTTTGGGTAATGATGAATTGGAATACTACCAAAATAAAGTAGAAGATTCCGAATAATTTTAATAATAATAGTTTTGGAAAAATAAAAACATATTTATATGTGTTGTTTCAATCAATATAGAGGTTTTATATGTCAGAAGTAAAAGAAAATGTTATTACAGAAGAAAATGTATTCGTTCAAGATGATATTGATTCTGTCAAGAAATTACAGAATGGTTATGCTAGAACAACCGCACAAATAGGTCAGTTGGAAGTAGAGTTACATCTACTGACAAAGAGATTAGAATTGATGAAAGAAATGCGAGAAAAACTATTTGAAGAATACAGTAAGTTACAAGTTGAAGAAAAAGAATTGGTTGAATCACTAAACGAAAAATATGGTGATGGGGTGCTAGATTTAGATTCCGGCAAATTTATTCCATCTAACCAATAGTTTGAGGTTTTTTGATTATATTTATATTTGAATTTAATTCTTTAATTTATCGGAGATGATAGTGGCTACTGAAAGAATTGTAAGTCCTGGTGTCTTTACCATAGAAAAAGACCTTTCATTCCTTCCACAAGGAATAGGTGCTATTGGTGCAGCTCTCGTAGGACCAACATTAAAAGGACCTGCGTTTGTCCCTACCGTTGTAAACGGGTTTGGTGACTTCACAACAAAGTTTGGTGGAACATATGAACATTCATATTTACCATACACTGCTAAAAACTACTTAAATAACGCCCCTAGTGCAACGATAGTTCGTGTGTTAGGATCAGGCGGATATTCATTAAAGCACCCAATAGCAATAGTTGCTACAGGATCTTGGGGTAAATCTCTAATTACTATGTTACATCCAACATTTGTAGTTACTAGTGACGATTCTGATTCTTTATTTGCTAAATCAACAGCAACTTCAAATTTAAGTGGTAGTTTTGTATTGACACTATCAGGATCATTCGGAACCGATACATCGTCTTTTACAAATGCCATAAATCAGGATGGAACTGCTTTTAGTGCTTCTATAAATCCAGAAGATACATCATATATTGGGGATTTGTATGGATATAACCCATATGGAACAAATGCCGTTTACAATTATGTTATATTTGGTAATAAGGCATCTGCATCATTGGCTGCGGATAATGGAACACGCATAATCATAGAAACTGGTTCTGCAACACCGGTTGATTGGGACTTTACAGATGATTATTTAGAGGCATCAACACCATGGATAACATCACAGAAAGTTGGTTCAACAACACAGGATCTTTTCCGTTTCCATACACTCTCTCATGGTATTCATTCAAACTATGAAGTAAAAGTTGGTATTGCTAATATCAAAGGTGCCGGAACAATAGCTGGTTCTGAATATGGTGAATTTGATATTGTAGTTAGATTTGTTGATCAATCTAAATTACCACAGACACCATTTACTTCACAAGATGAAGACATCAGACCAAATGTAGTTGAAACATTTAGATGTAATTTGGATCCAAATTCACCAAAATATATTGGTAGAGTTATTGGTGACAGATACATAACAATTACTAGTGAAGGCAAAGTTGTTGTTAATGGTGACTATTCAAATAAATCTAATTATGTTAGAGTTGAAACAAGTGATTCAGTCACAAATGCTGCTGCATCACCAAATCTTGTTCCTTTTGGATTCCGTGCTTTGAAATCACCTATTCCAACAGGATTTACTCAACCGGCTGCTGCAACATATGTAACAAGTCAAACTATTGCTTCTTCATATAATCGCAGAGTATATTTTGGTTTTAGTTATGATTTTGGTGAAACTGATAACTTCTCATATTTGAGACCACTTCCAGTTTCAACAAAACAAACTGCTGGTTCAAATGTTGATTTCTATTTAGGTGATTACACACAAGATGTTGGTGCAAATTATCCAACTGCGGCTAGTCCATATACAGGATCAATCAATTTGACAACAAATACATCACTTGATACTCGCAAGTTCATGGTGCCATTCCAAGGTGGATTTGATGGTCATAAACCAAATCTCCAAAAGAAAACAGGAACTTACATAACAGCTAACAATACACAAGGATTTGATATTTCATCAACTGGTGCAGACGGATATACTTCATATAAAAAGGCACTTGATACAATTTCAAATGCGGATGAATTTGATATAAACTTACTTGGTATTCCAGGCGTATTACATTCTTTACATTCACCCATAACATCATACGCAAATGATATATGTGAAGACAGAGGTGATGCATTCTTGATAATGGATTCCATCGGTATCAACGATAATATTGCAACTGCAGTTTCTACTATGGAAGGATTTGATAGTAATTATTCTGCAACATATTATCCTTGGGTTAAGATTCTTGACATGGATAGAAACAAACCTGTATGGGTTCCACCATCAGTTGTTCTTCCTGGTGTAATGGCATTTAATGACCGTGTTGCAGCCGAATGGTTCGCTCCTGCTGGTTTGAATCGTGGTGGTCTTACAGAAGTGATAGAAGTTAAGACACGATTGACACAAACTGAAAGAGATACATTATATGAGGCAAGAATCAATCCTATCGCAGTATTCCCATCAACTGGAGTATGTGTGTGGGGCCAGAAGACACTTCAAGGTCGTCCATCTGCTCTTGACCGTATCAATGTTCGTAGATTGTTGATTGCTGCTAAGAAGTTTATTGCTTCTTCTACAAGATACCTTGTGTTTGAACAAAACACATCACAAACAAGAACTCGTTTCTTGAATATCGTGAACCCATATCTTGAATCAATTCAACAACGTCAAGGTCTTTATGCTTTCCGTGTTATCATGGATGAAAGTAATAATACACCAGACATTATTGACCGCAACATCCTTTATGGTCAATTGTTCTTGCAACCTTCTAAGACTGCTGAATTTATCATACTTGATTTCAACATTCAAAACACAGGTGCTGCGTTCCCAGGTGCTTAATTGATATAATTGGGGAGATGAAATACTCTCCCCATAATTTTTTAAAAGTCTATATTTATTTGAAATGGTAATTTTTAATTTGGAGATATAAATGGCTGAATTACTCGATCCTACGGAAATCTTTTTTACCCCGTTTGAGCCAAAATTACAGAACCGATTTATTATGTATATTGAAGGAGTTCCTGCATATTTGGTAAAAGGTGCTGGTAGACCAAACATCAGTTTCAATCCAATCACACTTGACCACATCAACGTCAAACGTAAAGTAAAGGGAAAGGGTGAATGGCAAGATATTACAATCAAATTATATGATCCAATCGTCCCATCCGCTGCTCAGGCAACAATGGAATGGGTTCGTCTTTCACATGAATCTGTAACAGGTCGTGATGGTTATTCTGACTTCTATAAGAAAGATATAACACTTCATGTTCTCGGTCCTGTTGGTGATAAAGTTGAAGAATGGACACTTAAAGGTGCTTTCATTACTGCAACAACATTCGGTGAAATGGATTGGGCAAATGATGCGTTTGTTGAGATTTCTCTCACACTCGCTTATGATTATGCTATCCTCCAATACTGATTTTATTATCATATTGAGATTGAAATAAAAAACGGGTATACTGATTTTTTCAGTATACCCATATTTATTTTTGTATATTAAAACGTTTTATTACAAACTATGTTATAGGATTTAAGTTATGACAAAAATTCCAACCGGTTACAATGTAGCCAATGAAGAAATTGTTTCAGATGCCGAAATTAAGGCACAACTTCTTGCCGATCATAAACAAACTTCTGTTAAAAAAACTAACTTTCCAACGGAAATTATACCATTGCCTTCAAAGGGTCTCTTGTATCCAGAAGGACACCCTTTGGCAGATGGAACGATAGAAATGAAATATATGACTGCTAGAGAAGAAGATATTTTAACATCACAGAACCTTATTAAACAAGGTGTGGTTTTAGATAAATTGTTTGAGTCTTTGATTGTTACACCTTTCAATTATGGTGATTTATATGTTGGTGACAAAAATGCAATTATGGTTGCAGCTAGAATTTTGGGATATGGTAAAGATTATACGGTAGAAATTGATGATCCTTTTTCTACCAGCAATAAACAAAAAGTAACAATAGATTTAACTCAAATTGAGCACAAGGAGGTCGATTACAGCTTATTTGAGTCGCGTAAGAATACGTTTGATTTTACTTTACCAAATTCAAAAAGAACCGTTACATTTAGATTATTAACACATGACATAGATAAACAGATTCAGTCTGAAATAAAATCTATGAATAAAACTCTTGTTAAAACCGGAATAGATAAGGAATTAACAACAAGACTCAAACATATTATTATTGCAGTTGATGGTGAAACAGGCAGAGCTGCTATAAATGATTTTGTTGATAATCAATTATTTGCATTAGATTCGAGGGCATTAAGAGAGTATATGAGAACAATATCTCCCGATCTTGATATGACTTTCACATTCGTTTCCGATACTACTGGTGAGGTAAAGGAGTTAGACATACCGATTGAGGTATCATTTTTTTGGCCTACCACCTGAATATAAATTGGGTTTACATGAAGAAATATTTTCTTTGTGTTATTTTGGAAAAGGTGGGTTCACTTGGGATGAGGTGTATAATCTTCCAATATATTTGAGACATTATTACATAAAATTGGTGAAGAAAAAATTGGATGAAGAAAATAATTCTGTAAATTCAGAATCACAGAAAACACCAGCATCTCCACCTCGATTCTCAAAACCATCTGTGCGTAAATAATTTTAGGTTTACATATTTATAGTATGTAAACCTTTTTTTGTTTTCGGTGATACTAAATGGCAAATGAAAAAGATAAAGAATTAGAATCGAAACTAAATAATTTAACAGAAGAACGACTTGGTATTGAAAAAGAAATTTTAAAATTAAAAGAAAAAATTTCTGATCAAATCAGTAGTGAAGTTTCTGATACCGAAAAGCTTATTAAGCTCGAAGCTTTACGCACAGATAGTATCGAAAAAGAAGAAGAAATACGAAAAAAGATTGAAAAAATAGATAAAGAGTCTTATCAAAGATTACAAGAAACGAATAAACTACATGGTTCTACCGCCGGATATATCAGTGATCAAAATGATTTGAGTGGTAAACTTTCTTCAACTGTTAAGGATATTAGTAGATCCGTTGGTAATATAACTAAAGATCATTCTGCATCATCTGCACTTATACAAGCAATCAATGGGGATAGTGCAAAAACATTAGATTACATAAAAACACAGGGTTTTGCATATCAGACAATAACCGATTCATTACAATCACAGAAATTAGAGACAGAAGGGACTGTACTCCAACAATCAAGATACATAAACGCACAAACAGAAGCAGGTTCTCTTGCTGAAGACTTATTAAGCACAGAAAATAAATTGCAAATGGCAAAAGAAAGGGCAAAAGATGGGGCATTTAAGGCAATAGATTTATCTGATATGGCTCTTGATATAAAAGTAAGAGAGGCAAGTTTAGAACAAGAACGTGGTAACATGACCAAGGATCAATATAATCAAGCAAAAAAATCATTGGATTTGATAAAAGGTCGATTTAAGGATATACAAAGCGAAAATGATGCTCTACAAAAACAAGCAGATACTATTGATTTAATATCAGGTTCAATAGCTAACATGGGAATTGGTGCCGGTAGTTTAATAAACAAATTTCCTGCCGGTGATAAAATAAATAAGATAATGGGTATAGATAAAACTGCAGATGAGATGAAGAAAAAATTTGCAGAGGCAGTCAAATCTGGATTAAACGGTAATTTTAAAGATGCGTTCTCACAAGGATTGGGTGGATTAAAGAGTATGATTTCTCTTGCACCTAAATTTTTGGCAGCTCTTGGAATAGGTTTATTACTTTCTGCTGTTAATTTTCTTGTTGGTGCGATTGGAAAGGTAGATTCGGAAGCGGCTGAAATAGGTCAAGAATTTGGTATAACACGAAAAGAATCATTCAAGTTAAGGGATGCTACCGTTGATATGGCTGGTCAAATGAAATTGGTCGGTATAAATTCAAAAGAGGTTGTTAAGGGTATAAAAACTACATCAGAAATAATGGGTGGAATTGATATTGCTGGGCAAATGCTAAGTGGAAACAAACAAGCACAACAATTGGTAAAAGATGTAACCGTGCTTAGTGAAAAATTTGGTTTAAGTAGTGATGAGATAAAAAATATCCAAACCGTCTCTGCGATGAGTGGAAAGAGCATGGGACAATTAACCAAAGAAGCAACAACACTTGGAAAAGGTATAATGACTGCAAAAGAATCGTTAAAAGTCCTTGCTAAAATACCACCAAGTGTTCAAGTTGCATTTAAAGGTGGAACACAAGAGTTGATTAAAGCTGCACAAAAGGCACAAGCACTTGGACATGATTTGAAAAAAGTTCAAGATATTGGTGATGGATTGATGGATATTGAATCATCATTGACAAAAGAGATGGAGGCAAGAGTCTTAACAGGTAAAAACATACAGTTAGATAAGGCACGAGAACTTGCATTGAATGGTGATATTGCAGGACTACAAGATGAATTGTTAAATCAAGCCGGTTCATTAGAAGATTTTACAAAGATGAATAGACTTGGGCAAAAGTCTATGGCAGAAGCAATGGGTATGTCTGTTGAAGAAATGACAGAGATGCTTACGAATGCACAAAAATTGAAAGATTTGAATATGAGCCAAGAAAGAATGACTGCACTGCAGGCAATGAACTCCAAACAACTAAATGCAGAATTGGCAAAAGGCGGGAGTGCACAAACTAAACAATATATTGAACAACTTGCAAAAGAAAAAGAATCCGCAGAAGTAAAAAAACGTATGTCTGATGCTCTTGAAAAAGTTCAAGAAAAACTATCAAAATTACTTTCTCCGATATTAGAGATGGTTCATGGTATGTTGGATGCTGCCGAGGCAGGCGGTGATTTTGATACAATAATAAACTCAATATCAGGAATAATAAGAGGTATAATTCCTATAGCAAAAACGATGTTTAGTATATTGGGTAGTATATTAAAACCAGTTACATCTATACTTGGAATGTTCGGAGGAGTTCAAGATACAACACAACAAGTTACTGATAGTGTAGGTCAAGTTTCCGATCAAGTTGGTAAAGTAACAACTGGTGTAGAAAATGTCACAGGTGCAGTTGGACAAACAGAAGCCGGTTTTGGTAGCGTATTAAAAGCTGTGACACTAATAGGTGGTGCTTTTGCTGCGAAATCATTGATAGGTGCCGGTCTGAGCATGATGAAAGAAAAAGTAATGGATGTTGGTAAATCTATTTTATCAAATATAGGTGGATCATTAAGTAAAGTCGGTGGTAAAATGGGCGGTATTGCCGGAAAGGCATTAGGTAAACTCGGTGGAGGTGGTGCAGATAAATCAGATGCCTTACTTGATAAACAAAATGCAAAATTAGAAAAAACGGATAAGATGGCAGGCAAGGCATCATCTGTTGGTAAAAAGATTGCAGATTTTGGAAAGGGTTTGGGTAGTGCTTTGAAATCAGTCGGTAAAGGAATTGGTTCTGCATTTGAAGGAATATTGACTGGATTAGGAAAAGGTTTGGAGGCATTAGGTAGGTCATTATCTACTCCTGTTGTACCCATGGGTACAGTTGCCATTGCAGTTGGTTTATTCTTTCTTGCATTAGGAGCATCTTTATACATGGCTGCACCTGCGATAAAGGCAATCGCTCCTGTATTGATGAAGTTTGCAGAAATAATTGGTAAGGTTTTGGTAAAAGCACTTGAAATAGCAGGACCAATAATACAAAAAGTAATAGAAACTGTTGGTAAAGTTTTAATTGCATTTATGCCTGTATTGATTAAAATTGCAGATGTGTTGGAAACTGTATTTGTTAAGGCAATACAAGAAATTGCACCGATAATAAAATCAGTATTTGATGGCATATCTGGAGTAATAAATAGTGTTGGTGATAGTATAGTAAAAGTAATAAATGCTATCGCAGGTGGTATAGTAACTGTTATTGATAAACTGATGTCCTTAACTAAATTAGATCCTGTGACCATAGGTAAAGTTGCAGATGGATTGATGAAGTTGGGTGAGGCAATTTTTAGTTTTGGTGCAGGTAGTGGTATTGGTGCTGGATTGGATGCACTTGGTAGTTTGGTGGGCGGTGATAGTCCAATAGATCAACTGATGAAGATAATATCAAGTGTTGATCCCAAAACAATAGGAATTGTTGTTGCTGGTATAGTTGGAATTGGAACTGCTATGAAAGGAATGGCTGATAATCTTGGAAAAATAGATGGTAGTAAATTAGAACAATTCGGTGATGGATTGAGTGGACTTGTAAAAAGTATTGGTGGAAGTGCACTTGCAGAGGGATTTGGTAAACTAATGGGTGGTCAAGGTCCACTCACACAAATACAAAAATTGATGACATCATTAGAACCGGCAAAAATGTCATCAATATCAAAGAGTTTGATAGAGGTATCAAATTCATTGAAGATACTTGCAGATACAATTAACAATATGAATGTAGATAAATTGTCAGAAGTCATGGACAAAGTTTCCGGCGGTGGTGTGGGTTCAAAAATTTCAAATGCAGTTGGTTCATTGGTAGGTGGAATAACATCATTCTTTGGTGGTGGTGAATCCAATAAAGAATCGGTAAAACCACAAACATCTGGTACAGTTGCATTATCCCCAACAACTCCAACATCAATTTCATCGGCTCAAACAAATATACAACAAGCCGGTGCTATACCGGGACAATCTTCAACATCTATGGTAAATGTTGAGAAAAAACTTGATACGTTAATTGCAGTAATATCAGATGTTGCAAATAAACCAACTGTAATAAAATTTGGTGAAAAAACAGTAGAAGAAATAAAATCAGTTATGAATTTCAAAAAATCATATAATGTTGCAGTTGATAACACATATGGAAGACGAGTTCAGGAATAACATTCGATAATATATTAAATGATATATTTATAGTGAGTAATTGGAATAATAAATGTCATTAGTAGATTTAAAATCAGATTTGTCAAAATTTCGTCAAACCGTTTCAAAGGAAGAAAAGGATTCACCTGCTTCATCCAAGGCAACGGATGTGAATAATTTTGCAACACTTCAACCAATATCTGATAGATTGGCACAGTTAAGACCATCGATAGGCGAATGGAAAACTGCTCCAATTGAAAGTTTGCTTGGCAATAGTAAGTTGGATGATATTAAAAAACCAACGAGTAATTTCACATCACTTGAAACTAAATTAGGTCAAACAAAGTTAGATGATATAAAAAGAACTCCTATAAAAAATATTTTGATAAATAGTGTATCAAAACTTTCTCCTGTAAATAGTGATTTTGATACTAACAGTATTTTGGATGTTTATGAAGAAGATGTAATATCTGAAATATCAAAATTAAGAAAAGAACAGTTTAGATCTAAATTGAATAAATCCGATATTGAAATAAAACCGTTTGCAATAACAGAAACACAATTTTCTTCAAATATAGAATTGAATGTTCCAGAACAATCATTTGATAGATCACAATCATCACCGAGCATATCTAAAAATGATGAATCAACAAATAATATAACAGATCCTCAAACTAAAATAAATGTTCCGGAAAAATCATTTGATAGAAAAGAACAATCACCCATATTAAATTCAAAGGGTTTAGTTTTACCTAACGATGATGTTGTTAATCCAAATATAGATGTATCAAACAGACCCTCTCTTTTTAATGATTTAACTGGTCAATCGGTTGTTATCAATAAAGATATGTTTTCACCATTGAATAATGTTATCGATCCAGAAATATCTTTACAAAGAAGCACATTGTTTTTTGAAAGAGGTGATCAATCTCCGGAAATAGATAGGGAAACAGAAATTTCAGGATTAGTTACGGATCCAAAAATAAAAATATCAAAATCTGATTTATCCACAAATCAAGAAACGGATAATAGTGATTTGAATATAAATGGTAAAGTTACAAGATATGTTCCAATATCAAGATTGGCAAGTATGTCTACTGACCAAATTGTTGATACTGTACGATATAATTTGCTTTCGAATCAAGAAAAAGATAATAGTGAATTAAATGTTGATAATGTTATCAGAACAAATCCATCTGGAAGAAATGAGGATGCATCCAAATCTGATTATAGTGTAAATGGGGTACAAGAAGTAAATTTTTTCAAAAATATAAATGCAAATGGTTTTACTGCTAATGCAGATTTGTTAGAGACTGAATACAAAGGTGGATCAAAATACGTTTGGACTGGTAAAAATATACCGTCTGTAAATTTTATTCAAGATAAAAATGCAACTGGATTTAAAACTTTTGTTGAACCATTGAGAACGTTGTATCTACAAAATACATCACAGTTTGGATTTGAAGAAATACCAGAAACAGATTTTCTGGATATACCCAAAAAATTTAGTATAACTGGATTTAAATCATTTTCAAAACAATATGAAAGTGATTATCGTAGAGATTCTTCACAATTTACTTGGATTGGAAAAAAATCTGCTTCACCGGAAGTTAATTATTTCGATGTGAGTAAAACATATACAAAGGCAGGTTTTCACAAATTTGCAGGAATATATGACACAAAATATAATACCGACTCATCAATTTTTAATTGGGACGGTAAACGAGAATCCGCTCCTGTTGTGAACTATTTTGATATAAAGAAAAATCATACAAAAGCCGGATTTCATAAATTTGCAAGATTGTACGATACACAATATATTTCAGAATCTTCAATATATGATTGGGATGGTGATAGTCAAGATGCACCATCGGTAAATTATTTTGATTTAGTTTCAAAATTTACAACTGCAGGTTTTCATATATTTGCTCCATTTTTGGAAACAATGTATATTCCAGATTCATCGAGATTCGATTGGGATGGTGTAAGAGAACAAGCACCATTTGTAAATTATTTTGATGTTTCTTCTAAATTTACAACTGCTGGATTCCAAACATTTGCTCCATTTTTGGAAACAAAATACATACCTGATGCATCTGTTTTTGATTGGAATGGTACAAGGACATTAGCACCAGAAGTAAATTATTTTGATATTTCAAATCAATATACTAATGCAGGTTTTCACAAATTTGCATCATTGTTAGACTCAAAATATATTCCAGAATCATCGGTATATGATTGGAATGGTGCAAGAGTAGACGCTCCAAATATAAATTACTTCGATTTAATATCTCGGTTTACATCAGAGGGATTCCACACATTCGCTCAATTGTATGACACTAAATATATTCCAGACTCATCACAATACGATTGGGACGGTTTAAGATTAGATGCTCCTGTTGTTGATTATTTTGATTTGACAAAGAAACACACAACAGATGGTTTCCATAAATTTGCTGTTTTACTTGATACGAAGTATGTTCCAGAATCATCACAATTTGATTGGGACGGTTCAAAACAAGATGCACCTGCAATAAATTATTTTGACTTAATAAAACAACATACAACGATTGGATTCCATACATTCGCTCAATTGTATGATACAAAATATATTCCAGAGGCATCCGTTTTTGATTGGAATGGTTTTAGATCAGCAGCTCCATTTGTAAATTATTTTGATTTGAGTTCTGTAAAAAAGACTACTGCAGGTTTTCATACGTTTGCTCAATTATATGATACGAAATATGTTCCTGAATCTTCTGTATTTGATTGGGACGGTGCTAGAGTAGATGCTCCTGTTGTTGATTATTTTGATTTAACAAAGAAAAATACTACTATTGGATTTCATAAATTTGCTGCATTGTACGATACGAAATATGTTCCTGAATCTTCTGTATTTGATTGGGATGGTGCAAGATCCGCCGCTCCATTTGTAGATTATTTTGATTTAACTACTACTAAAAAAACTACTGCAGGGTTTCATACATTTGCACAATTATATGATACAAAGTATGTTCCTGAATCTTCTGTATTTGATTGGGATGGATCTCCAAGAACATCACTAGAAAATTTTGTTGATTATTTCCAAAATACAAATGCACCTGGTTTTACAAAATTTGCAATACCGTTAGTAACGGAGTATGTAAAAGAATCTTCCCGTTTCGATTGGGATGGATCACCAAGAACATCATTAGAAAATTTTGTTGATTATTTTCAAAATACAAACGCAGCTGGTTTTACAAAATTTGCAATTCCATTGGTAACTGAATATGTTCCAGAGTCTTCTCGATTTGATTGGGATGGATCACCGAGAACATCATTAGAAAATTTTGTTGATTATTTTTCAAATACAAACGCACCCGGATTTACTAAATTCGCAATTCCATTGGTAACAGAGTATGTAAAAGAATCATCAAATTTTGATTGGGATGGGGTGAGAACTGCGGCTCCTGCTGTAGACTATTTTGACTTAACCAAGAAAAACACAACTGATGGTTTTCATACATTTGCTGAACTATACAATACAAAATATGTACCTGAGTCATCGGGTTTCGATTGGGATGGCGTTAGAACTGCTGCTCCTGCAATAAATTATTTTGACTTAACTAATAAAAATACAACCGATGGTTTTCATACTTTTGCAGCTTTGTATGCAACTAAATACATTCCAGAATCATCACAATTTGATTGGGATGGTTTTAAAAATAATGCACCATCTGTTAATTATTTTCAGAATACAAATGCAAACGGTTTCTCAACGTTTAGTAAATTGTTAGAAACGTTTTACAAAAAAGATACAAGTGTATTTGATTGGGATGGCATTCGTCAAGATGCTCCGGAAGTTGGATATTTTGGTGCATTGGTAAGACCAAACAATCCAATGAATCCGATAACTATAAATAATTTAGGTGGTTTGACAACATCTAGAACTAGACCTGGATTTAGAAAATTCTTTATAGATAAAACCCAATATTATCTAAAGTCAGAATTTTCTTTTTATTCAACAGAGAACGGACCAAATCAATCTAAAATAAATGGCATTCCATTAACCAACTTTTTTGGATTTAAACCAGAAATTAAAACTGGATTTATGCCAAAAATGACAACATATGATGGTACATTATATCCAATAATAGATTTGGAATTAAAATATGATTATGATTTAATTCAAAGAAATTTTGTAGAAACTTTTAGAAATTCAGGTGGATTGAATTTAAAAGACAGAGAAGATTATGCCCCAAAAGGTTTGGGTAAGAAATTATGGACATCTGGAAATTCAACAGTTTTTGCATCATTAACAAATCAAGTTCCAGAATCGAAAATAAAAGCTGAGTCAAGTTATTACGGTAAACCTTATGCCAAAACAATGAAAGATGTAACTGAAAGTAAAGGTTACTTGGCAAAATGGGCAATTACTAAAAACTCACCATCTCCTTTGGATCAACAATATTCAAAATATAATCTGCAACAAGATGCATATGAAAGTGGGTTTGTTGGTGATCAACCATTTGTTGTAAGAGATATAGGTCAAAAATGGGGATTCGGAACTACATTCGATGAAGGTCTTATACGAGGTGGTGCAACAACTATGGCTGAAAGGGCAGTTTATGATGCACAACGAATTGGAAAATGGTTAATAAGCACGAAAGGTTTGTTGTGGAATGTAAAACAAGTTGGTTTACAGTTGATGAATCCAAATGTTGATACTGATCCACAAGGTGGTGCTCTTGGTGCTATTGTTGATTTCATAACAACTTTTGGAATGTCACCTACACAAATTTTTAATCCATTGGCAACAATAGTTAATGTTGCTGGAAGTGCAATTGGATTGAGAGTTCCAAGACATAGTTTATTGGGTGCAATTGATAGTAGATCATTAAACAAATATGAAACATCAACTATAAATAGAGAATTGGCAAGTCCACCAAATGATACGGTGGTAAACTATTTCAAACAATTAGAAACACCAACAAGTGATGGACAACAAACAAAGTATAGCAGACTTATAGGTTTGATGAAAGAATTGTTACCCAATTCATTCAGAACATTAGAACCAAACAATGTTCAATCATCAGAATTTCTTGGACATTCAAAAATACATAGAATATCAACTTGGTTTGGTGGACCAAATGCTCCACTCGGTATCGGTGGTACAAAAATAAGAAGAGCAAGACATCCATATTTGACATACTACACTACCGATGGAAATTTGCCATCTGGTTTTGCAGATTCAACTTTTGCTACACCATTACCTGGATCCAATAATTTTAGTGCAGGTGGTGCATTGTCCTTTTTAGGTTCTTCTTTATTCAATGCCGGTTCAACAAATCCTGCATATCCCGATACTGCAAGACGTACTCAATTTTACAACATATATGATTCAACTGGAGAAATTCCAAATACATATACTGATGTAATAATGAGGAATTACAATGAGAACGGAAGAAAAATATTTGGGGATATAAGAGGATTATCTGCACTATTTGTAGATGGACCAAGTGATCCAAATTCATCTCCAATCGGAATTGTTAGTTCTTCATTACCAAACGAAACTGTTGGTAGAATTGTTGGTATGAATCCATATAAACCAACAAGAAAAAGTTTGAGTGCAAATTTAAATAGAATTACGGCATTTAATGCAGAAGGATTGAATCTCGATGGAATTGAAGCTTATTCGCTAACAAACGATGATGGTGATCCTATAAAAAAATATTTAACCGCAACATATAGTAATTTAAGGCGTAGGGATGAATTTAGTGCAAGACAAGGAAGATTCACTGAAAGTTTTTCAAGAAGATTTAATGATTTTAGGTTTGATGTTTACGATAGGGAAACTGATGGATTTGTTGTGAAAAATTTTGTTTCTGATCCAGATGTCATGGGTGGTTACTATAAAAAAAGAAATATGGAAACTTATTTTGGGATGGGCGAACATGGTGCACCTGCTGCCGATAAAAAACTAGTTGGTAAATCAAATGTTGTTTACAATAAAGATGCAACTACAAATGCTTCACATCCAGTTTTAAAAACAGGAAGAGAGTTTAGAGGCGATAGAATAAATATATTAGATTACAAGAGAACAACTGCAGACTTGACAACTGATTTAGTTTATGAAAAGGGTGCTTACAATAATACTTCTATTCGTGGTACAAATGATTTGATAGAATTTTATTTTACTGGAGTAAACTTAAAAGCAAAAGACGGTGATAAAGTTGAAATTATACCTTTCCGTGCAACATTTGGAAATATAAGTGACTCTCATAATCCGAAATGGAATCCTATTAAATACATGGGTAGAGGTGATCCATTGTATGTTTATGATGGATATGAAAGAAGTATATCATTCGATTTTGTGGTTCACATTGGATCGCGCGATGAAATGAAGGCAAGTTGGAGAAAATTAAATTATCTTGCATCATGGACTGCACCTGAATATACAAAAGCCGGATTGATAAAAGGTCCTCTTATCAGATTGAATATAGGACACTTGTATAGAAAACTTCCTGGATTCATAAATTCTTTGTCATATACGTTTGATAATACACAAACAACATGGGAAACTGCTCATTTGGATCATGATAGGGCAAATATAAAGGATGCATTTGAGAATGGATATCCAGATAACTATTCAACACCTGGTGCATTACAATTACCAAAACACATTGCTGTATCAGTCGGTTATACACCCGTTGGTGTTTATCGTCCAGAATACAATGGTATTATGTATCAATTGTATGATGATACCGGAACAACACCTGAAACAGGTTTGATGCCGGATAGTGATGACAAGGTAAATTACATAAGAATGTATGACGATAAACCAGTTACAGGTACAGACAATAGTGAACATTATACTGTTAAATTTGGAGAAGAAAATAAAGTTCCAAAGGTTATTCCAAAAGACAGACCAGATGTAAATTCTGATGCAAATACTATAAATGTAATGGACATAGAAGCATAAGCTATTAAATTTATTTAATTAAAAATATTTATATGAAAAAGGAAATATATGGCAAGTAGATATGATAATACATTTATTGTTACGGGATCTAAAAAAATAGAAACCGATGGTAATGTGAAAATGGTTAGAAGGGTATCAACCATTTTTTATCCGGATTTTTCTAATATAGAAAATAATCAAATACTTTCACAAGAAGGTGATAGACTTGATATATTGGCAAGAGAATATTATGGAGATGAAACTCTTTGGTTTGTTATTGCTAAGGCTAATAATTTGGGCAAAGGATCTTTAGATGTTCCACCAGGAATAATATTGAAGATACCATTTTATACTGAAAATTCTGGAATTTATAGCTTTTTGGATGACTATAATAATAATGAGAGGTAATTATGCCAAATTTTGGTGGTAACTATTACAATCCGTTTTACAATTCAGTTGATTCTGGAACAAGAGGTGAATTACAAAGAAGAGCAGCTCATTATGGAGCACGAGTTAGATCCGGTGTACCTGGAACACGTGGAGTTGGAACAGCAACATTAGATTGGTCTTACGGTAAAACTGCATATGGTCATGTGCGTGGTGATACTGGAAATATAAATTTAGGTTTTCCTGGTCCAAGAGCAATGACCGATAGAAGTGGCGATTTGACATTATACAATTCGGTTAGAAATGCACCTCGTTATCCATTATTACAATCAATGGACGTTACAAATGATGGTACGATTGGATCATTATTACGTGGTAAATTTACATTTTTATACTGGCCTAGACTTGACACAAATGGATTTACAATGGCAGGAGTAGAACAGGCATTTTTAATTCCGGGTCACGAGGTTCAAATGGCATGGGGTTGGTCAGTTGGTGGTCCAAGATGTAGAATGGCGTTTACTGGAATAATAAACAATTTTAATTGGTCATTCAATGCAGATTTTTCAATGACAACGGAGGTTTCGATTGTTTCTGCTGCATCTTTATCAATTGGTCTGTCTGGTGATCAAAGTGTGAAAGATCCACCTCCTGGTGTGGTTGATCCTGCAGGCGTTGCTATACAGGGAAATAATTTGGCATCTATAATAGATAGTGATCTTGCTAGTTTGAGTGGAAGTGTTGTATTGACTACTGCCGGTGATGGTAGATATGTCCCATCAACAGCAACTAAAAATGGTTTAATTGATTATGTTGCAATTGTATGGCCAACCGCGGATGATTCAGGTGGAACATCGTTTCAAACATACTGGTATACTTCCGTTGGTAGATTGGTTTGGTTTGGTAATGATTTAATAGATAGATATGAAAAGGGTGGTGATAATACGGCTTTAGGTGAATTATTTGAATTATTATCAGATGGTAATACTACGCAATATTTACCAAACGTTAAGTCATCATATCCACAGGATGTTATATTTCCATCAAATACTATGGGATCATATGGTGGAGTTACCCCACCATATACAGTAGCTCCAGGTCCACTTTCTGGAATTTTTAACCCAGCTATGTATAGTCCTCCTGGAAAACCACCTGTCCCGGCAGGACCACCTGGATCAAACAATGCTGATCAAATTTCTATATCTGGTATATTACTCGGTGTAAATTACATAAAGGAAACATATAGAGGTTTTATAGAAGAAAATGCTGCAAATATACCATACAAAAATATAACAAATTTTTTTGAAACGATGCTCAAAAGAATAAATGTTGCATCTGGAGACGTATATCAATTTTCTCCAGTTTTATGTGATAATCCAGATCAGCTTAGACCAGCTCTAAGCGGAGGAACTAATTTTAATAGTCTTTCGTCTAGGAAAAACAGAGCCATTCTATCGATAGAAGATACTAATTTATCTCCGGAACATACTAGTACAAAGGCAGTTCCACCGTTTGAATTTGAGGCGAGTATTTTCAAACCAATAATAAAAAATATTTCCGTTTCATCTAAGCCACCTGGACCACTTGCGGCTGCTGCATTTACTAAGGCAAGAGGAGCTAATTCTTCAAATCTTGAAGCTACTGTATCATCGAAGGCAAAAGGTGCTAGAACTGAACCAGGTGATACTCAAAAGGAAATTGATAATCATTTGTTATCTTTTGGAACCGCTGGTTTTAATAATAATTGGTGTGAAACTTATCGTGCTTTATTAACAAAATTAAAAAAAGTTACACCAGAAGGTTCTGGCGCCCATTGGCTTAACAAAGTAATATATCCAGTGGACTTGAACATAACTATCGATGGTGTTAGTGGTTTTACTTTTGGAAATGTTATTACAACCAATCTTATTCCTTTGAGGTATAGAAATGCTGGTATGGTTTTTACTGTTACAAAAGTTGATCATAAAATAAGTCCTGGTGCATGGGAAACAACACTACATACAGTTTCAAGATTAAATGCAGGTGGAGATAAATTGTAAATGATATTTCGTAAAAAAATATATTATCCAGATACACAGATTACAAAAAACCTATACACTCGTGGTAAAGAATGGGTTTATTTGGATAACTGGGAAGAATATATTGGATTCTATCACAAGTATTCAACCGGAGAAGTTTATACTGGTAAAATTTGGGATCCTGTTAAATCAAGACAACTTGTTGCATATAAAGACAAAGATAAGGATTATTTTAGGTATCTTGATATTAAGCAATATGTTGTTCTTCCTAGTAAAAAAGTAGAAAGACAGAGTGGTGGTGGTTTGAATAAATACTATGATTACACACCACCCGTTGTTGTTCGTAGAATGCCAACTGGTGATGAAATATCAAACGGTGCAATGAAAAGATATTTTATTTACAAAAGAAATGAATCTAATAGAGTATTTTTTGAAATAGATGAAAAACAATCGAAGGAATATCAAAAAGGTGGGGGAAGGGGTATAAACCAATTTCTATATGGTATGTTAGTGATTGATTGGAAAATAGATGGCGATGAATTTGATACATTTGACGATAATGGCATATTACTTTCTCCGGGAGTAGTTGATACAAATAGAAGAATTGTTTTGCGAAATTCAGAAAAATTCCCTATATTAGCAAAAATACTTACAGATTATAGAGAATTTTCAAAATATGCAGGATTCACTTAACAAATTTGAATTATCAAAGAAACCATGTATTTGTGTTCCAATCACAAGTAATGCCAACAAACATCAATCAGAAGTTTCTATTGTAGGTCTTTATCTAGCATTCGATGATGATGAAGAAAAATATATCAATTTTACACATCCAGATGAAATTGATACCGATATAAAACTGCAAGAAATACAACTACATCCGAACTCACTTGTGTTTAACAAAAAGGTATTAGTGAATAATAATTTTAATAATGGTTTTGATGTAAATTCATATCTACACTATTATGCACATCCTCACATTAGTCCACAAGAATTTTATCCAAAAGGTATGGAATATCTTTCTAATAAGTTTTACAAGATAGAAGATTTAGGTCATGTTATTCCATTGGCAAATCAATTAGAATGGGCAAGAGGTATTGCAAAATATGTATTGAAATTAAAACCATTCATGTTCAAAAAAGAAAAATGTGTAAACTATTGTAATGATTTCATAGAAGTGTTCCATGAGATAGAAAAAAATCATATCCTTGTTGGTGATGAAATAAAAAAACAAAACTATATGTGGTATACGGCAACAGGCAGACCGAGCAACGCTTGGGGTGGATTTAACTTTTCTGCCATGAATAAGAAAGATGGAACTCGTGATAAAATTCGTTCAAGATTTAAAGGTGGTAAAATTGTTCAATTTGATTACGATGCGTTTCACATAAAGTTATTGGCAAAGATATTAGATTATCGATTTGACTATCACCCATACGAACAAATACGGAATGAATTAGGAATCGATATGGATTATGACCAATTCAAAGGAAAGGTGTTTCAAAACATTTATGGAACAATAACTTCTGAATTTATGGGACATCCGTTTTTTCAAACAGTTCAAGCAATGATTGATACCTTGTATGAACAATATGAAAATGGACCTGAAGTGAAATCATGGTTTTATGAAAAGAGATTTCGTGATATTCAAGATATAACACCGAATAAATTATTTAATTATTTTCTACAATCATTAGAGACTGAATATAATGTCCGTAAGATAAAAACTATTCTCCCTCATTTGAAAGATAAAGAATCGGTATTTATGATGTATCTATATGATGCATTTATTTTTGATATTCATCCAGATGAAACGGAAATGGTGGATGTACTACATCGTGCATTTGAAACGGATAATATGTCAGTAAAAATTTATTCGGGTGACACATTTGGTAGTATTATTCAGAATTAAAACTATATTTATATGAAGTAGACATTCATAAAAAAAAGAGAGAAAATTATTGAAAACACAGTTGGTATGCACATTTACTCGCAAGTATCAAGTTGAAGATACAATCAATGATATAAGACAAAATTTTTCAATATTAAATAATAAGATATTTCATTTCAAATCGTTTGAAACACGTGAGGATGCGATACTTTCATATAACATAGTAATGGACACATATAAGAAATTTTTACCAAATTCTATAATGGTTCATCAAAAAAGGGAAACAAATACCATATACACTATAAATGCATTAAACGAACTAATAATGAATTTGAATAATGGTATTTTGGATAAAAAATATCCTATCGAATGGGAAAGATATAGAAATTGTGCTCTGCTTAAAAACAAAGAAGGTTTCCGTGTAGTTAAAATTTTTCTTGTTAAAGTTCACACTTTTTGATATTTATTACATATACTAATGGATAATACTATATGAGAAAAAATACTACACAAATTTTAGTAGAAAAAATATCCAATATGATTGTTAAAAATATATTGGAGACAATGGACGTATCGGAAGGAACTGGATTTGATTCCATATTTGAAGAATTAAAAACCAAGTTAAATAACATAACCATATTACCTGATAATATTATTGATGCTAGCACATATAAAGAAAATGAAATAATCAACGCATTGAAATCAATGGGCTATCAATATAAAAAACCAATATCTGGAAAATTGCATTTTTTTAACAAAAAGAGTAGTATTAGTTTATATCTTATCCAAAACGGTTTAAAGATAACACTAATGCCTTGAGACACAACAATGAAAAAGAAAAAAATAAATGAATCGATAACTTCTTCTGCAGTTAGCCCATTTAGCTATATCGTATTGATAGACGCATCTAGATCTATTGCAAAGATAAAAAGTTATATTCGTATGATTTTTCCACAAGAAAATCCGGAAATAGTAAAATCTTGGTTTAAAAAACTTGTAGCATCTGACGTTTACGGTGAAAATAAAGATAAATTGGAATCATTATCATCTAGATTTTTTGGTAATCCACAATTGACTTCTTTATTTTCGGCTTTACAAAAGATAAAGGATATGCCTTATGCCGAAAATGAAAAAGAATTACATGAAAAAGATATTCAAAAACTTATTGAGAAAATATCTCTTTACATAAAAAGAAGATTGACTGATGCTGATTTTGAATTACTAGATACTATTTCATCTGAAATAAACCATGTTTCAGAAAAAATTTCAGAAAAAATAGATTCTGATGTTGAATCACTTTTAACCGTAGAAGAACCAGAATCCGTTCCAGATGAAGAACCGGTGGAAAAAAAGGTTAGTGAAAGATTAAAAAATAAACTTCGTAAAAAAATAAAAGAGATAGTTAGAACTCATTTGTTTAATAATAGATAGTAAAATGATACGAATAAAAGATTTATTAAAAGAAATTGGTATAGATAAGGGGGCATTTCATGGTTTTGGTATGAAACCCCAAGATATGAGGGTGGATGCTTGTAATATAGAATGGACGAATCCAGACCAAGATACAGGTTGTCCTGCATTTTCTGATTCAACAAAAATAACAACTGAAGATATTGAAAAGGCAATATTATATTTGAATGAAGAATCTCCAAAAACTTTGATTGCATATTCAAGGGGTGGAGCAATACTTCTGCAGGCATTATCAATGGGTGCAAAAAAGCCAGATACAGTTTATCTTGTAGCACCTGCATGGAATAGACAATGGCCTACTGTATCATTAACTGGATCAGAAATTAGTGGCAATGGTGCAATTATTCATGGTGGTAGTGATAATATAGTTCCATTAAAACATTCAGTTATACTTGCAAAAGAAAGTGGTATGCCTTTATATGTATTTCCAGGACTAAATCATGTGAATATATTGAAAAACAAAGATAACCCAACATCTGGTAAATGGATGAAGGATGTCAGAAGTGCTAAGGCATTTCACATAATGTCAGTTCTTCCTGATTGGGGTGCAACCGGAAAGGCAACAGATGAAGAACTTAAAATACAAGAAGAATTTGTAAATACTATATGATGGGAGTGATTATGAAAAATTCATTGAAAAAATTAGTAAATGAAGTTAAGACAAAACTTAATGAAGATGAGGCACAAGAAGAATTGAAGGCAATTCTAAAAAAGGATTATGTATCTTTTGTAAAAGAATTGGGTGATAATATAAAGGATCCTAAATTTCTTGATGCTATTAAATCACTTTCTGGTGATATGCCTGTAAAAACAACGGCAATTACTCCTGTTTGTACAGACTTACAACCTACCCAAAATGAGGTTGTTATGGACAAATCTTTGAGTTATCCATTGAAAGACGCTGCAAGTGCAGAAGCTTGTCTAAAGGGTGGTATAGTTGCACCTGCAGGAAGATCAATTGTAACCGGTGGTGGTGGTAAATTTGTTATTGACGGACATCACAGATGGTCACAAGTATTTTGTTTAAATCCAGATGCTAAGATGAAGGCGATAGATTTGACAGATATTAAAAAACCACTTGAAGCGCTCAAAGCAACTCAAATTGGTATTGCAGCACAAACTGGAACAGTTCCAACTGCAGCTGGTGGTGGTGTGAATCTTTTTCAAGTTGGCGAGAGTGAGTTGAAAAAATATGTAATTGATAATATAGCCGAACCTGTTATTGAAGTATTCAAGAAATATGAAAAAGGAGATACACCGGAGGCCATTGCAGATTATATTTGGGGTAACGTTGAAACTCTTAAAAAGACAAGTCCTCCAGTTTCAGGTGCTCCAAAACGTGATGTGATGCCACAGACTGATGATGCTCCTGAATGGGTAGATAATACATTCAATGTTGAAAAATTACCAGAGTCAGTTGTGCGTAGACTCAAAGAACTTATGAAATACAACAAGAAGTGATAATACATCGCCAACTAAAAATCATAAAATGGGAAATCTTTTGGTTTCCCATATTTATTTATAGAAAAAATTGCTTGCTTATTAAACATTAAATCATTATATTAGTATTGTCCTATTAGAACTAACATTCTTTTAGTAACAGTTAATCATTATTCATTACACATTTGGAGAAACAGCATGAGTATTAACCTCGATGCAATCAAGAGCCGTTTGAACTCTTTGAAAAACACAAACAATCGCACATCAAACATTTGGAAACCCGATCCGGGCGAAACCCAAATTCGTATTGCCCCTTATATTCACAATAGAGAAAACCCTTTCATCGAATTGTATTTTCATTACAATATCGGTAAGCGTTCTATTCTTTCACCTGTATCATTTGGTCGTCCTGATCCAATCGTTGAATTTGCTGAGAAGTTGAAACAAACTGGCGATAAAGAAGATTGGGTAATGGGTAGAAAACTTGAACCAAAAATGAGAGTGTATGCACCTGTTATCATTCGTGGTCAAGAAAATGAAGGTGTTAAGTTTTGGGGATTTGGTAAACAAGTCTATGAAGAACTACTTGCTTTCTTTGTTGATCCAGATTATGGTGATTTGTCTGATCCTAAATCTGGTCGTGATATTGTTGTTACCGTTAAATCGCCAGAAGAAGCTGGTAAAACTTATGCTGAAACAACTATTCGTGTTAAACCAAAAGAAACCCCCATTACAGAATCTCAGGATGTTCTTGAAAAAATTAAGACACAACCACAGATTACTGAATTGTTTCCTGAACCATCATATGATGATTTGAAAATTCAATTACAAACTTGGATGGGAACTTCATCACAAGAAGAACCTGCAGCTGATTTGAATTACAAACAAGAAAAGAGTGAGAAACCCACATCATCTACTGATGATATTGGTGTTACATTTGATGACCTATTTTAATAAGGGTGTGTTATGGCAAAATCAAAAAGTGATTTATCCGATGAACTCGGTGGAGTCATTGCCGAAACTATAAACAAACAATTCAAAGCTCAAAACATTAAGACCGCTTACTTTCTTGAAGGTGATAGTGATGCACCTACGATAGTAAAAGAATGGGTAGGAACTGGTTCAACCATGTTGGACTTGGCCATTTCCAATCGTAAGTATGGTGGTTTTCCTGTTGGTCGTGTATCTGAAATAACAGGTCTCGAACAATCTGGTAAATCTCTATTGGCAGCCCATGCCCTCCTCAACACACAAAAGAAAGGTGGTCTTGCTGTTTACATTGATACCGAGAATGCTATTGCTACCGAGTATCTGAGTGCAATCGGTCTGAACTTAAAGGATATGTTATACATTCCATTGGAAACCGTAGAAGATATTTTTGAAACAGTTGATGTTATCATTGATAAAGTTCGTTCATCCGATAAAGATAGATTGGTAACTATTGTAGTTGATTCAATCGCCGGTGCATCTACTAAAACAGAAATGGCTGCAGATTTTGATAAAGATGGTTATGCTACGGCAAAGGCACTTATCATTTCAAAGGCAATGAGAAAGATTACAAATCTTATCGGTAGAGAGCGTATTTGTTTGATTATTACAAACCAACTTCGTCAGAAACTCAATGCACCAGCATTCTCTGATCCTTGGACAACACCGGGTGGTAAAGGTATTCCTTTCCATGCATCTGTTCGTCTTCGTCTGTCTTCAATCGGTGCCATTAAGGCAAAGAGAGAAGGTCGTGATGAAATAGTTGGTTCGAGAGTTAAGGCAAAGTTAGTTAAAAATCGTTGTGGTCCTCCATTAAGAGAGTGTGAATACGAGGTTTACTTTGATAGTGGTATTGATGATTACAGTAGTTGGCTTACTGTTATGAAAGAACACAACCTTGTATCTCAATCTGGTGCTTGGTATTCATGGACAGACAAACGTTCTGGAGAAGTTATCAAATTTCAATCCAAAGAATTTGTTGAAAAGATTATGAGTAATCCTGAATTATACGATATAGTATATGATGAAATTGCTGATAAGGTAATTATGAAATACAAGAAATTGGATGAAGCCAGAATTGACGATGTAACACTTTCAAATGAACCATTATTACAAGATGAAGTATAGAAAACTATGGGGTAAAATAATTTTACCCCATATTTATATCATATACATATTTTTTTGGAGTATTTAATATGGGTAAATCGGTAAAATTAAAGGATCTAGTTCAGGAAGGAAGATCCATACATGAAAAGTTTAACAAAAAAATGAATGAAGCACCTTTCGTAAATCCACTTATTGGCAATAAACCTCCTGGAATGCCAGGTCAATTCATCAATATAAAAGAATTGATTGCAGATTATGTGATTTTCCATAAACAAGAGGAATACAGCACAAATATGGAAGACACAAAAGAAGCTCAAATGCAAATAAAATCATTAGAGCAACAAATAAAAAAAATGAAAGGTAATACATTTTTTGAAATGGTGGAGGAATTAGCAAGGTTGGTTGTTTACAATGAAGAATATGCTGGACCCCAAGAATCAAGAGAGATAGAACAACAAATACGCGAGTTGGCTCCAAAATTAGGCATATCTGCAAATGATTACATTTAATAAATGATTATTAAATAATAGCCAATTAAGAATTATACAAAGAGAATCATCCGATTCTCTTTTTTTATTTTGCAATGTCATATTATTTTCGTATATTAGTATTGATAAAACGATATATGGAATTGGTTACAATGAACAAAAAATATCAAAGACTTTTACAAGAAATAGAAACAGAAAGAGCTGAACAAGGAAACCTACATCGTGATAGTAAGGTTTTGATTGTTGATGGGATGAATTTATTTATACGCACCTTTTCTGCTATCCCAACATTAAACGAAGATGGTATTCATGTTGGTGGTCTATCTGGATTCTTAAAGTCTCTTGGAGCAACAATCCGTATGGTTAATCCCACGCGGGTTGTTGTGGTCTTTGATGGTAAAGGTGGTTCACAAAGAAGAAAAGAAATCTATTCAAACTATAAAGAAGGTAGGGCAATCAAGTCACGGTTAAACCGTGTAGTAGGATTTGAGGATATTGATGATGAGCAATCATCTATCAAATATCAACTGTTTCGTGTTTTTTCATACCTACAAAATCTGCCACTAACAATACTCTCCATTGATAAAATCGAAGCAGATGATGTGATTGCCTACCTTTCTTCTTATTTCAAAGAAAAATGTGTTATTCTATCAAATGATAGAGACTTTTTACAATTAGTCTCGGATAGGGTTGGCGTTTACTTGCCAACTAAAAAGAAAATGTATACTCCCGAAAACCTTTTGGAAGAAACTGGTATATGGTGTGAGAATTACATCATATACAAATCAATTCTTGGTGATAAGAGTGATAATGTTGTTGGCATAAAAGGTATAGGTGACAAATCCATTCTCAAACATTTCCCCATATTATCAGAAAAAAGAAAAATAAATTTGGAAATGTTCATAGAATTTTGTAAATTGTATGATAATAAATCGAAGGCAATTCAAGAACTAAAACAAAATCTGAAAGTATTGGAAACCAATCATCGTATAATGCAACTCGAAGATGTTGATATTCCAGCATCAACGAAATCTACAATTCGTAATATAGTTGATGGTGAAATTGGTGGTATGAATAAGATTGATTTGGATAAATTATTTGTAGAAGATAAACTACAAAATGTGTTATTGAATTGGGACGAGTGGTTGAAGAAAAATTTTACAACATTAAATTCGATTAGGAACAAGTATGCAGGATAATTTATCCCAATACGGACATACATTTCAAACAAAAGTTATCACATCACTACTAAACGATAGGTCATTCCTACAACAAGTTTCAGATATAATTGAACCAACTTATTTTGAGTCTCAGGCAAATAATTGGATTGTTGCTAGGATAATGTCTTATTATGAAAAGTATAGAACTGCACCAACCGCTGAAGTATTCAAATCCGAATTGATACAAGTTGAAGATAAAGTTTTGAAAAGCACTATTGCAGATTCACTAAAAGAAAGTGCAAAGTATAAAGACAGCACGGATGGTGAGTATGTTAAATCAACTGCATTAGAGTTTTGTAAAAATCAAAAGATGAAAGTTGCAATCATTGAATCCGTTGATTTATTAAAGAGTGGTAAGTATGATTTGATAAAAAAGAAAGTTGATAACGCACTTAAAGCCGGAACTGACAAAGACATTGGACACGATTACATAGTTGATATTGCAGCTCGTTATGAAGAAGGTGCAAGAACTTGTGTATCGACCGGTTGGAACGTTGTTGATGACATTACAAATGGTGGATTGGCTGCCGGAGAACTTGGTGTTATCATTGCACCTGCCGGAGGCGGTAAGTCTTGGGGATTGGTTAGTGTTGCAGCAAATGCCGTTCGTGCAGGAAAGAGAGTTATCTATTACACACTTGAACTTAATCAGTTTTATGTTGCTCGCCGATTCGATGCATTTTTTACAAAGATTGCTTTTCAAAATCTTGGTGAAGAACACGCACAAGAAAAAATTCGTGATGCAATGGAAACTATCAAGGGTGATTTGATTGTAAAGTATTATCCAACTAAAACTGCTAGTATAACAACTATAACATCACATATAGAGAAATGTATCAGTCAAGGTAAGGCACCAGATTTGGTTATCGTTGATTATGCGGATTTGATTAGACCATCAAAAGCCGGTGATAAAAGATTGGAGTTGAATGATATTTATGAGGACCTTCGTGGTATAGGTGGAACTTATGGAATACCTATTTGGACTGCTTCTCAGGCAAATCGATCTGCACTCGAAGATGATGTTATCGAAGGTGGTAAGGTTTCAGAATCGTATAATAAAATTATGATTGCAGATTTCATCATGTCTCTTTCAAGAAAACTGAATGATAAGGTTGGTGGAACTGGTAGATGGCATATTATCAAAAATCGTTTTGGTCCAGATGGTATGACATTCCCAAGTAAAATAAACACAATGACTGGTCATATTGAAATATATGAACCATCATCAGACATGGGACAAAGTGTTTCTACTTCTATGAAAGGTGAAGTAAATGTTAAGAAAGCTCTTTCACAAAAATTCAAAGAATTAGAAGGGTTTTAGTGTAAAAATAATTTTTGAAAAAACCTACTTTTTTTATACAAGACCATATACTTATTCGTATATGGTTTTAGTTTAGACCTAAAAAATAACGTTTTCAATAAAAAAATCAATGGAGAAATAAATGGACATTAGTAATAGAATTTTGTCTGAAATTACTGTTTATATGAAGTATGCTCGTTTCATTCCTGAAAAGAATCGTAGGGAAACATGGGAAGAATTGGTGACACGAAACAAAGAAATGCACCAAAGAAAATACCCGCAATTAAAAGACGAGATTGAAAATGTCTATAAATTTGTGTATGGTAAAAAAGTTTTACCATCAATGCGTTCATTGCAGTTTGGTGGTAAACCAATAGAGATTTCTCCTAACAGAATTTACAACTGTGCTTATTTGCCGATTGATGACTGGCGTGCATTTGGTGAAGTGATGTTTCTTCTTCTTGGTGGAACTGGTGTTGGTTATTCTGTTCAGAAACATCATGTTGAAGAACTACCTGCAATCCACAGACCAAAGAGTAAAGAAAGAAGATTTTTGATTAGTGATTCAATAGAAGGTTGGGCAGATGCAGTTAAGGCATTGATGAAGTCATACTTTACGGGTGGTTCATCTATTCGTTTTGATTATTCAGATATTCGTCACAAGGGTGCTCGTCTGATTACAAGTGGTGGTAAGGCACCTGGTCCGGAACCACTTCGTATTTGTATTGAGAAGATTAGAGCAATACTTGATTTGAAACAAGATGGTGATCAACTTTCATCTATCGAAGTTCACGATATTGTCTGTCATATTGCAGATGCAGTTCTTGCAGGTGGTATTCGCCGTGCCGCTCTCATATCTCTTTTCTCTGCTGATGATGACGATATGATTTCATGTAAGTTTGGAAATTGGTGGGAACTCAATCCACAAAGAGGCAGAGCTAATAATTCTGCTGTTCTTCTCCGTAGTAAAGTAACCGAAGAATTTTTCAAATCACTTTGGAAGAAAATAGAATTATCCAATGCAGGTGAACCTGGTATTTACTTTTCAAACGATAAAGATTGGGGAACAAATCCTTGTTGTGAGATTGCACTTCGACCATTCCAATTCTGTAATCTTTGTGAAGTAAATGTTTCTGATGTAGAAGGTCAAGAAGATTTAGAGGACAGAGTTCGTGCTGCTTCTTTTATCGGAACACTCCAGGCGGGATATACAGACTTCCATTATCTTCGTCCCATTTGGCAAAGAACAACAGAAAAGGATGCACTACTTGGTGTTGGTATGACTGGTATCGGTTCTGGTAAAGTTCAGAAGTTGGATTTGAAAGCCGCTGCTAAAGTTTCTCGTGAGGAGAATGAAAGAGTTGCTGGTATCATTGGTATCAATCGTAGTGCGAGAACAACAACAATTAAACCTGCTGGAACATCATCATTGACATTGGGTTGTTCATCCGGTATTCATGCATGGCACAATGATTTCTATTTACGCCGTGTTCGTGTTGGTAAGAATGAGGCAATTTATTCATATCTTGCAATCAATCATCCAGAATTGATAGAGGATGAATTTTTCCGTCCACATGATACCGCAGTTATCGGTGTTCCACAAAAGGCACCAGAGGGTGCTATTATGAGAACTGAATCACCATTGCAGTTGTTGGAAAGGGTAAAGTGGTTTAATAATAATTGGATCAAACCTGGACACAGAACTGGTATGAATACACATAACATTTCTGCAACAGTTTCTATCCGTGAACATGAATGGGATGCAGTTGGTAATTGGATGTGGGAAAACAAAGAATCATACAATGGACTTTCTGTTCTTAACTATGATGGGGGCAGCTATACCCAAGCTCCTTTTGAGGACATCACAGAAGAAAAATACAATCAGTTGATGGAAACTTTGAAGGATGTTGATTTGTCAAACATAGTGGAAATGGATGACAATACAGACTTATCGGGTGAACTTGCGTGTGCCGGTGGTGCTTGCGAGATAAAATAAAAAAGAATAGTGTTATAGTTCTTTGACATAATTTAGGAGAAAAGTTATGGATATTACATCATTTTTAATGGGTATATGTGCGGTTACAGTTGTGGTGTTAATCACAGTTGTAGTTGTGGGTATGTTCAGAATTAAGATATTAAACAAAGAACTTGATAGAACCGTAAAAGAGATTGAAAACATTAAAAGGATTATTGATTCGAGGGTAGATTCACTTCGTTCAACGCTTGAAAAAGAAGACTTAAATCTTCATCAAAGGATTGACAATATATTTACATACATCGATGGTCAAACCCGAGATTTACACGAAAGAATTGACGAATTGGGTAGACAAATTACAAATAAGAAATAATTATTATTAACACGGTTAAAGAACTATAACACTTATTATTTTTGAAAAACATGATTAAATTAAAAGATATATTATTAGAAGGTGGAAATTTATTTGCAGATGCAGTTGGTATAAAACAAAGTGAAGTTATGCCAACGGTTAAGAAAATAGAAACAGATATTTTGAAACCATTGGGGTTGATTGGATTTGGAACAGATTGTTTTATATTAGGAAGTGCAGGAAAGAAACCTGCTGACCAATTATCTGGTGATTTAGATATTGGAATCTCTATGGATCAAATTGCTTCCGCTAATGGTTTGAAATTAAGTGAAGTGTATAATTGGTTGATGAACAAATTGGGTTCTATGGGGTATGAAACTCAACCACTACGGGGATTCTCACAGATTTCCATTCCATATGAAATAGTAGGTAGAAATACTGGTGAACCAGTTCAAGTAGATTTTATGTTATCTAACAATTTGAATTGGACACAATTTGTTTATTCTTCTCCTGATTATTCAAAGGGTGAATCTAAATATAAATCGGCATATAGAAACTTTTTATTGGGTGCAGTTGTTGCTGCATTTGATTACAAAGTATTGAAAAAAACAGATAAAGATGTTCCGATTGAAATTCAAAAATATGTTATGAGACATGATAAAGGAATTTTCAATCTGATAAAAAATTATTCCGGTAAGGGTGGTAGCGTAATTAAATCGGGAAAAACAATAGCCGGAAGTGAACAGTTTTTAACACAGACTCCAGAAGAAATGATAAATTTCTTTTTGGGAGAACAATATGGTCCTGCGGACGTTTCATCATTTGAAAAACTATACGATATTGTTTTCAACAAACAAAGTAAAGTTTCAGGAATGAGAGAAATAGTCCGTAAGTTTTTTATTCAAAATATAACCGATGCAAAATTACCGATACCGGAAATTGCATAGGTTATCAAAGGAGGTTTTATGTCAAAACAAGAAATCTATGCACAACTGACAAATCTATTTAATGAGTTTACAGTTGCACACAATTCAACAAAAAAGAAAGATGCAGCGGCTGCTCGTAAGGCGGCAAGTGCAATCAAAAAGTTGATTACACCATATAATCAGGCATCTGTTGCCGAGGCAAAAGAAGCAAAATCTTAAACTTGGGTGATGGAAACATCACCCTTTTTTGTTTATCCCATATTTATATTTACAATAGTATTTTTCACACAAAGGTAATTACATGGGATGGCGTAATGTCAAGAGGAAGTGCAAAAAAATACAAAGATGTGCTGGCAAAAGTATGTTTAATACTTGGGACTTTTTTCAATCCGCTTGGATTCGATGCGGCTTTTGCTTTAATGACAAAACTTACAGAGAGCTACATCGTTACCGATATTATATTCTACTCGGTAGCGCTGTTCTTTTTTGGACTTTATTTTTTATTATCCCGTAAATAATCGGAGGAAATGATGAGTATTTCATCTAGAAAACAACTTTTAGAAGAAGCAGGTAAAGTATTGAAAATGATTCGTGAAGTAGACGAAGGATTGGACAAAAAAGTTAAAACTGCACTTAAAAAGATTGAAACTGCAATAGAAGAAAAAGGTGATAAAACACAGGCACTTATAGAATTAGCAAAACTTGTTGGCGAAAAGAAATGTGTGACCAAATTAGAAGCCATTAAAGAAATTGAAAAGGCAGAAGAAGGCACTCCGTATTTTATCGAACAATATAAGAAAGAGATTGAAAAATGTTTGATGGATATGGTCAGAGAAAAATTTGAATCCAAAGAATATGGTGCAGTAATACAATCAATTGTATAATTTTTGCATTTTAACAATAGTGGAAAATTTTAAATGGCACTTAAAAGCGTTACATTAGATGGTATACAATATACACAAGAAACTCTGCAGAAAAATGCAGATGGGAATGTTCCATATATGGATAAGGTATATGGTAACAATACTGCAAAAGTAAATTACAATTCAAATGTACCGTTTGATCAATTAGATTTTATGACTAAACAGTTGATTTTAATTCAACAACAGGGTCTTGGACCCGTAGAAATTGAAGAAAATGGTATACTGATTGGCAATGAACCCGTCATATTAGATAATTCAGGAGTCCCAATAGTTGTTCCAACTATACCCCCACCCGGAATATCTCCTTGTGATGGCATTCCTTGGGTTGAGGTTAGCAGAAAATTCAAAGCATCTAGTATATCAGGAAGATTAGTTCTATACAACAAATATAGATTACCATTTAAATACGATAAAAAAAACAAAAGAATCACCGGAGACGGAGTTGGTCAGTTAATACCTGCGTTAGTTAATGCAGAATTTATATTACCAAAATCTCAAATAAAGTCTATAACCATACTCGATTTAGACAAAAGAACATATCTAAAAGAGGGAATAAATTACAGAATAGATAATAAAGATTTTATATGGATTAAAGGCACTGTTCCATATAAAAATTTGTTCATTACAGTAGAATGGTATGATACATCAACATCTCCTTGGGAATACAATATAGATGAATTTAACACACAAACTATTCTAGATACAGGTGTGTTGAACAATAAAGTCAATAATAAATTATACACAGTTACACAATCCGAAAAATCGAAAACACCAGAATATACATGGTTTGAAACATTAAATCAGGTTTCAAAATATAATACTGCAGATCAAACGGTAGCTGGGTTAAAAAAATCAAATCCGATAGGTCCGTGGAGACAACCAATATTATATGTAATAAATGATGGAGAATGTCATGTTAGAGTTGAAATAAATGGTGATTTAACTTACTTAAATTCAAATGGTGGACCCACAACCGCAGATACTATATTTCAAAATACACCATCTAAAATAAATTTATTATCAGATGATGTTAAACAGTTTCAAACTGGTCAAATGATAGATGGTAATTATGTAAAAGGTTTGTTTCAGATTGTAGAACCAAATGATGAAACGGTTAATTACAAAATACAAACTGATGTTTCGTTTACATCAAAAACTGGAATAAAAAAAATATCAACAAAACTAATAGATGAGAAAACATATGAAAATTGGCCAGAAGAGTCAGTAGAGTTAAAACCTGGTTTGCGTATGTTTCTTGATGTTAGATTACGTGAATTGATTCCATATAGAAATTGTTATGACGGACTTCGCACAGAGTATGCAATACATGAAGAATATGAAATAAAATGGGAGAGAAAACAACCATGTGTTGCTGATCCTCAAACCGGTGAAGTTGTTATGCAATACAGAACAACAACGGAAAAAGTTGTTAAAACAATTATCGATTGGGAGGATCAAGTATTAAATAATTCTCTTCCCAACTGTGAATGTTTGGACATAATGGTAGAAAATGAACCATTTCAAACAGAAGTTCCAAATTGCGGATGCAGAGAAATAACAACTGCTAATTTTTACACTATATGTAGAGGGGCAGTAAGGGATGATATATTTAAGATGTATGCATATGCTGCAGATAAAAATAAAAAAGTTGTTGATATGCCAGAGCCACCTGATGTTATACCATACCTTACCGATAAAACTGTAAAAATTGCAAAATGTAAAAGTGTTCCATTAGATGATCCGGAAACTTTAATATACCATAAATTTTCAGAAAAAGATATGATAAAATCACATATTGAATCTGAAACTCGTGGTTTGTTTAACTCGGAAGAATCTGTTGATTGTTATGTTACAAGTTCGTTACAATCTGGATCATCAAAAGACTATTATTATGATATAATTGGATGTGATGACTGTGATAAAACCAAACCATATTTTTCAGTATGGTATGGTCATTCAAAAGGATCCGGATCTATATTTGATAGTGAAAATAATAATAAACAACTAACCAGAGCAATTTACAAACAATATGAACTAATGGCAATGGACTCTGATTTTGATACATTTACTTTCTACGAAAATGGTATAGTGGATAATTCAGATGACATATATGTTGTCAAATTTTATAGGAATCATTTCGGTGATAAACTTGATATTGGAAATTTTGAATTAAATTTAGTGGGTCTTTCTGGTAGTCTAATTGCAAATAATGTTCATACTGGAAGCAATGTAAAAGTATCTGGATCCAATCCAAAACTAATATCTCTTATTGATAATTCGATATATGTTAATCAGATATATTGTGTTGAAAATCCATACTACTCATATGATTTGGTTAGTGGTAGTTTGGATAATGGTATACATGATAGTGGAACTGGAAGTATATTTGTAAATTCTAACATAACAACTTATGGTAAAGTATATCCGGCATTGGGTCTGGCTGTTTTGAGTGGAAAACGATTGAATGATCACTTGGGATTCAATAGTGTAACTGGAAGTAATATATCGGGTGATAATGCATATAAATTGTTTACATCCATTAGTGGTGCCGCTGCATCCGGTCAATCAATGAAAAGCCGTAGAATAAAAAATTATGGAACCAACTATTATTATGTTAGAGTACCATTTACAGAAGCAAATTATACCAACAATCCAACAGCAGTTGTTCTCGATAATGTATTAAAATATCCATGTTCTGCAAATCAACCGTTCACCTATGTTACTTCCATAGGTTTATACGATGATGATAAGAATTTGTTGGCTATTGCTAAATTGAGTAGTCCTGTTAAGAAGTCTTACGATGATGATATTTTCATAAAAATAAAACTTGGTAAGTAATTTTTTGCTTGTCTATTATTAAAAAAATGTGTATATTTGAAATAAGTTTTTGAACAAACAATTAACATGAGTTATGACTACAATTAAACACTTCACAGCAACATGGTGCCAACCATGTAAGCAACTGTCTCCTATTATGAGAGAGTTGGTAAACAAATATCCAAACACTAACTATCAAATAATAGATGTTGATGAAAATCCAGATGCGGCATCAAAACTTGGTATTAAAGCAGTTCCAACTGTAATCTTTGAAAAGAATGGAAAAGAAGTTCAAAGAGTTATGGGGTTACATGGGCTAAAATACTACGAAGAAATTATCACTAGTCTGTAAGGTGATTTATGTCAGACTTCTTTCAATATCCAACGAAAGATGTTACAATAACTTTGCCAGATGTTGTTGTTGAAAAACATGAAAACATTTGGGTAGTTCGTGATGACTTACTTCCTGGTGGAACAAAAAGAAGATTTTTATATCGTTATCTTCAATCACAATCTCATGTAAAAGAATGGGTTTATGCTTCGCCAAGAGTTGGCTATGCTCAAGTTGCATTGGCATATGCCTGTAAGGACTTGGGATTAAAAGCAACCGTTATCATTCCGAAAGGAAAACATCTACCACTCACCGAAGAAGCAATCTCTATCGGTGCAAACATTATAGAAGTTCCAATGGGATTTCTTACACACATTCAACACGTTGCAAAAAAGTATGCAGTAGAAACTCCCGACTCACAATTACTTCCGTTTGGTCTTGACCATCCTGTTGTGATTGATGAAGTTGCTAGAATTGCAAGTTCACTTCCGATACAACCAAAAGAAGTTTGGTCTTGCATAAGTTCGGGTGTTCTTTCAAGAGGTTTGCAGAAGGCATGGCCGCATGCAAAAGTTTATGGTGTTAGAGTTGGTCACAACACTACCGATAGAGAACGAGGTAGAGCAGAATTATTTTTATCAAAATATAAATTTACACAAAAATGTAAACCCGCAGAGAAACCGCCGTTTCCTTCTTCGGATTATTACGATTCAAAAGTTTGGTCATTTATTAAAGAACGAGCATCAGATGATGCTTTATTTTGGAATGTAGGAGGTTAGAATGAGTATGACTTGGCATGATAGATGGTTTCCGAATTACAAATTAAATTTTGAAAGAAGTTTGGGATTGTCAGTAAAATTTCGTAAATTAGTACCAGAAGCAGTAACGCCGGAGTATGCTCAAAACGGTGATGCTGGTTTAGATTTAACTGCAACATCATTTAGATTGGCAGAAACTTTCATGGAATATGGAACAGGTATTGCTGTGGAAATTCCAACTGGTCATGTTGGTCTTCTGTTTCCAAGAAGTTCAATTACAAAGGCACCATCGGGTGTTTCTCTAAAAAATTCGGTTGGAGTTATTGATTCAAACTATCGCGGTGAAATTCTTGTTAGGTTTGAAAAACCAACCCATGAAACTTATGTTGAGAATCATATTCCAGTTGTTGGCGATAAAGTTGCTCAGTTGATAATTCTTCCATATCCAAAGGTTTATTTTGAAGAAGTTCAAGAGTTGTCTGATACTAATAGAGGCGATGGTGGATTTGGTTCAACCGATAAAAAATGATTTGTATATTTATAGTAAAATGATTTTCATAACAGAGAGAAATTATGGCAAAGTTAAAACATTTATTACCAGATAAGCAACTTAATGAAAGTGGTCTTTCTCGTTTGGCAAAACATATGGCAGATCATGACTGTGGAACTATAACTGCATTTAGATCGATGACCGGTTGTGCTGGTCCGGAAGATACACCATACACAAAGGCGGATAATCAAAAAAGAAACAGACAACTGTATGCAAATCTTCAAATGAAAGGGTATCTTGCAACGGCAGTTCACGGTGCATATATTGAAAACTTTGGAAATCCAAATGCAAGAGAAGTTAGAGAAAATGTTTATTTTGTTGTTGATGCAAAAGATACAGGTCGTCTTCGGGATGATTTAGTTGCTCTTGGTGGAATGTATGATCAAGATTCTATATTATTCATACCAAAAGGTGGCAAAGGTTCTATACTGATTGGAACTAATAATTGTCCAGAATCCTTTCCTGGATACGGTAAGGAGAAACGATATAACGATAGGAAGATGGGACAAGGTGGTGAATTTATGACAAAAGTTGCAGGTAGACCTTTTATGTTTGAGAATACATTACTTGAAACCGTAATAGAAGACAATTACTTTCAACATGCAAACATAATGGGAAAATGGGCAACAAAGACGATTGCAACTGGTGATTGGAGAGATATTGATATTTAATTTTTTAACTTAAAGGTTTTGTTATGAGCCGGTCATATAGGAAAAATCCAATAGTAGGCAACACAGGTTCTTCGGAAAAATATGATAAAGTTCATGCTCACAGAAAGAGTAGGAAACAAATAAAGGATCATATTGCAGCAACTCATGGTGATTTAGATTCATTAGAAGAAATTCTAATGCCAATCGAAGATGAAATATCTGATAATTGGACAATGACAAAAGATGGGAAGACTTATTACAATGTTGATGATACAGAGAATGATCCGGATTGGTTAAAAGATTTTAAGAAAAAACTTATGAGGAAATGATTGTTATGGATTTTATTATGGTTGAACCTGTTAGAAATAAATTAAGTGCTTTTCACTTTGATGGTAGTGAAAAATCTGCAAACGAAGCGCTTGATAAATGGGATTGTATCATCGGAAGAAGTGAGAATTTTGATAACAAATATGTAATAACATTTTCATCTAGTAAACAATGTTTTCCTAATG